TCAACTTTCCGGCACCGGATAAAAAACTCCCTTTATTAACTGCGACATACCGTTTTCGGTAAAGGTCGCAGTTAGTTTTTCGCAGACGTAGCGTTTACCACGGATTATGAACGGGGCTCGCACGTCGGGTACCTTGTTGGCGAGGAACTTGAAGGTGGTCTTTTTGGTCGGCTCTATCGGCAGAGCGATGTGGAAACGCTGGTCCAGGCTGTCGTTAAGACGAATGGAGAAGTGCGGGTGGTAGTAACCGCTCCAGTCGGGGCGTACCACCAAGTTTTCCACATGGGGGTGCGGAGGCGTGCTGCTTCCGTCACCTGCACCGTCCCACCACGCTATATATATCTTATCGTAATACTCGGCTTTCTTTGTTTTCTCTCCGGCAGCGAGCGATTGGGCGGGTTGGGATTGGGTAAATCGCGAGTTTCGTTCCTCGTACCAGGCATCTGAGAATGGTTCGGGACCGGTTCTGCCACCACGGAACGACGTGGTTTCCTCGTCGAAGCCGTCAGCAGAGAGAAACATAGCGAAGCCGTAAGTGTCATCGGTATAGTCGATGCAAGCAGGGACAAACTCAATCTCATCGGTTTGGGCTTCATCGCTATCGTCAACGATGCGTGGGCCAAGCGAGTTGACTGGTTGCAGGACACATTTATATATCCACCTCTTTGTCCTGCCGTCGCCCATGTAGCCGTTCTGCACACGGCTAACAGTGCGGATTATAAAGTATGTATCGACGTTGGCGGCATAGAGCAACTTATTCATATTGGAGCCGCGACCGCCCCCGCCGCCCCATGACGCATAGCCACGGTTGGCGGTCAGCAACTCGTTCAACGTATTGTAGCGTTGCACGTTGGATTGCCAACCTCGGATAAACCAGTCGCAGGAATAGTATTTATACATTTGATGCGAGCACTCCTTATATGCCAGGTTCTTCGCCTCGGAGTATTCGCAGCGGTCATTCTCGACCTTTACCTCAGTGGAGTGTTCCTCCACAATTTTGTCAAGGCGAACAGCAGGTTTCGCATTGACGATGCTCTTGGTAAAGGCGAAAGTGATGCGCTGGGCGCGGTGGTCGAAATTGAACTCGCAGCCCATGAACAACTCCAACTTGGCGAAGAACTCCTCGACCGACCAATGAGGGAGAGCGCGAGCATACTGCGGAGTGTACCACGAATAAGGGAGAGTGTTGCATATAAGGAGGTACTTGTATTCCTCTTTGGCTTCCCAGTCGGAGAAGTCGTAGGAATACCCGATTTGCTCGCATATCTTCTTGGTTATATATAGCAAGTAAGGCTGCCACGACAGACCCAAAGTGTCTGTATGCCAAGAGAACGTGCCGCCCGGCTGACCGTTAGTGTTGGCCGTGTAGGTGGTGCAGTTCTGAATATTGCCCGAAGCGTCGTTGACCCACGGGAGAGCGACGCCGTTATAACCGAAAGCAAGCCCCAGCCAAGCGTTGGCAGGAGTGATGCCTGTCTTGGCCGTTGTTGGCGGCTCTCCGAGGTCGAGCTCGTTGATGTAGATTTTGTCAAGCGTCTTGTCAAAATTCTGCTCCGAACGACCGTCAAGAAACTGTGTCTTGACCTCGACCTCGTTGATTTCGGTAATGGTGATGCAGCCGAACTTGTAGAAGCCCTTGTCGCGTATCTCACAGTCGAAGATAACCTTTTGCGCTGCCACGTCGGCACGGTTGATGTGGCCGAAGATAGCCTGATTTTGAGGGCAGTCTTTCAGCGGAAAAGTGATTGTCAGCGTGTAGCCGTCCGACCCCGAAAAGAGGCGGTTCTCGCTGACGTACTCAAACGAAGTGCCCTTTTTGAGGGCGGCGAGTTTCCAGTTGGGGGTCTGCGAGGTCGATTTGTTGATATAGATTTGCATTACTTCTTGGATTTGGGGGATTTGTTACGCATAAGGTTGTCGTATTCGTCCTGTGCCCTAACGATGCCTTGTTCGCCGGAAACGGTGACAACGGCACCGATGGGCTCGCTGAGTCGAGCATTGAGCCGCGAGAGGGTTTCGGTCAACTCCTTGTTGCCGGATCCCGATTGCGGAACACTGACGTTCACGACCGGGGGCGTGTTAACGGCAGGTGCCGACGCAAGAGCCATAGGCGCAGTAATGGAGCGCGACACATCGGCTGCTGTGATAGAGCCGATAGTATTGTTGCGCTGTGCCTGGTCGAGGGCTTCGAGCAGAGGGCGTGTTTTGGGGTTGCGAGTCAGCTTTTGGCTCGCTACCCACTCCCCGGCGTGGACGATCCCGACGGGTTTGTCCTTGTCGCCGTCAGGAGTGAAACCGCCCTCAGAGTAGCCTTGTGCTTCCGAAGCCTGCTGCTGCTTCTTGATAGCCGCAATTTGGATAGCACCTGCGGCAATCGCCATACCTGCGGCGATAGGCGCCAATATCCAACCGACGACAGGCACCGCTGCCGCCGACGAGTACGCGGAGATAGCACCTTGGGCTGTCTGCGCAACCGCTTGGATTACCTGCATGGCGAACATCTTGCGGTTCGCCTCCTGCTTCGCCTTGGCGATTTCCTTCTGCTTCTGCGCTTCGAGTTGCTTGACTTGGTAGGAATTGCCCTCGGCACGGGAGATTTCAGCGTCGTACCGCTTGTTAATGGCGGCAGTCTGTATCTCCAACTCGGCTTGCATCAGAGTGGAGAGCTGCGAGAAGATAGCCGACATGCCCGAAACAAGCGTGTCGATTGTGCCGGTAAGGGCTTTCCCTCCCTCGCCGTTGAGCCATTCGAGCGAAGCGGCTATGCCGCGCTGCATGGCATTGCGCGTGTCTTCCTCGGCAAGCAAACCGTACTTCTTTTGAAGTGCGAGTTTGGCGGCTTGAAAAGCCTCCTCGATGCGCAGTTTTTCTTCGGCATTATCCCCGGCGGCTGCAAGTTCACGGTCATAGACCTCTTGTAGCAGGGCGAGGTCGGCATCGTACTTCGCCTGTCGCTCTTGGGGATTGTCACCGAAGTAGTCGGCTTTCATCTTGGCATACTTCTGTTCAAGCGCTTCGGTTTCCTTTTGGCGACGCTCAACTTCGGCGATGAGCAGGTCGGAGAGCCGTTTTTCGGCTTCGAGGCGTTCCTTGCTCCCCTCTGCATAGAGGGCGACAAGGTTACGCTGATGTTCGATTTCCAACTGCTCAAGGGCAAGGTCATAAGTGGCCTTGTTATATTCGCCGTCGATATACGACTGCTTGGCGTTAGCTACTTTGAGGTTGTAGGCTTCGTTCTCCTTTTCGACCGACTCGGCGAGAATGTGTTCCGACTGCTTCTTCTCAGCCTCATAATATTGGGCTTGGATAGAGAGTCGTTCCGTTTCCGTGAGGTCGGTGTGAAGCAACTGCTGGCGGTGGAACTCGACCGCGATGCGGTCCATCTCCTTGGTGTATTCAAGGTAGTTCTTCCGCCCCGTTGCATAGTCGATGCGAGCCTGGGCTTCCGCCCTCTCGCGCCAGTCCTTTTCAGTGGCGAACTTGTCGACATTGGAATTATCGTTACCCGGAGGATTAAGCGGCGGCGGTGTGCCCGTCGGCGTAGTAGATGTAACCGTCGGGTTCTGCGTAGCAGAGCCGGTGCGGAAAGCATATTCATCGGAAAACTCAACAAGAAGTCTGCGAGCTTCTTCAAGCGACACTTCGCGGTATTCTCCCGATGTACCCTTGTCGGGGATGTAGGCGTAACCTGCCTGACCTCCCTCTATTACATGCTGCAACGACTCCACCGCCATTCTGAGGGCGTTGGTGTCCTGATGGCGGTAAGGGTTTGCTCCGTCGAGCATACCCTCAATGGCGGCGTTGCCCTGTTCGTACTTGGTACGGGAGCTGAATAGCGCGTTGACATAATCGGCAGGGTGCGTGGCTGTGAACTGCGCACCCGTCCAGCCGAGCGTAGACTGGAAGAAAGAAGATAACTGCGACGTGTTGATGAATGAGTTGATGTTGTCAAGCACACCCTGGCCGTTGGCGGTACGATACGTGGAGATTTCGTTGAGCCTTGCGATAGTCTGACCGTCGAGGGCGGTGCCCGAAGTCAGCGACTCGGCAACCTTGGCTACAAGGGTTGCCGCCTCCTTAGTGTCGCCCGTCCAATATTCGATGTTGGCTTGCAGTGCTTTGAGATACTGCGCCTGGTCTTGGTAATACTGCTTGTCAAGTTCCTCGCGCGCGGCTTGTATTCCGCGCTCCGCGTTTGCTCGCCGAATGGCTTTAGTGAGGCGATCATAAGCGGCAGCGAGGTTCGTGATTTCCCCTCGCTCGTTGATAAGCCCCTGCATATACTGGCCGTACTTGTTTATGAGGGTCTGCTTCGCTTCCTCGAAAGCGGCCGACCCCTTTGTGCAGCCTTCCAACTTGCCGAAAAGGATGTCAAGCTCCCGCTGCTCCCTTATGGCTTCCTGCGTGAAGCCCGATGCAGCCGCTTTAGCGTCGCTGACAGCCTTTGTATATCCGTCGGTTTCACCTCTAAGCGTCTTCATGGCGACAATGACGGCGGTAATCGCCGAGAGTATCAGCCCGAACGGGTTGAGCTTCATTGTCGTGTTGAGGGCTTGGAAAGCGGTCTTTGCCGCTCCGAGTCCCTGCGTGAAGGCGATGACGGCTATCTTGCCGAGTGCAAGTGCACCGTTGTAGGCGGCTTGCACCGTGGCGGCAACCTTTGTCAGAAGGTGGAGTGCGGCGGTCTTGACGTAGGCAAGCCCGATGGCGGTATAGTACGCCACAATAGACGCAGTGACCGAGAGTATGATGACGCGATAGCGGATAAAGAAGTCCACTATCTGCGACAACACGCGCAGGAACACTCCCGATGAAGTATATATGTGCTTCATCACCGGGTAAAGTTTCTGTCCGAGTTCGACGGCCAGCTCGTTCACGCGCTTCTTTGCCTTGTCGATAGCGGCTTGCGCAGTGTTGTTGAAAATCTCATACTCGCGAGTGGCAGACGTGGCTTGCTCGAAAGCCTTGTCGGCTTCGCCCATTTGCCACTTCACTTCGTCGATGTGCTTGGCGAGCGTGGAGAGCACCTGCGACACACGGGCGGCATCGAGTCCCATTTCCTTGAAAGCCGGGGCGAGTATCATTGTGGCGTTCTCGTAGTCCGAGGCTTCGCCTATGTCATGCAGGGATTGGAGGAACATCAGCAAGCCGTCCTTGGCTGAGTTTTTGAGCGTGGCGTTCAAGAGCTCTGCGTCAAGGCCGAGCGTCTTGGCGAACTCCTGATTTTTGTTCGCCAGGTTCATGATGACCTTCTGAATGGCTGTCGCAGACATCTCGACCTTTTGGCCGTTTGCGTCAAGCACGGCGCCAAAAGCGAGGATTTGCGGAATGGTTAGTCCGGCTTGCGAGCCGATACCTGCCATTCGCTGTGCAAATTCGACGAGATACGGCTTCGATGCCGTACAGTTCTGCGAGAGCACATTCACCGTGGAGCCGACGGCAAGCATAGACTCCTTCACGCCCAACATCTCTTGTACTCCGAAGATGTTGGTGAGCTTGGCGATGGTTTGGGTCGCGCCCGATCCTAAATCGACAAGTGCCACGTTGATGATGTCGGCGGCTTCGACGTAGCCCTGCACCGCGTCAAGCGTGTTAAGACCCAAACGACCTGCCTCTTGGGCCAGCTCGTTGAGTTTTTCACGGGGAGTGCGGGTGTCCATACGCTTGAAAGCCTCATTGAGGACTTCGACCTGCTCCGCAGCCATGCCCGTATATTTGCGGGTGTTGGCAAGTTGCTCGTCCATCTCGGCGTAGGCGTTTACCGCCTTTCGACCTGCCATTATCAGACCGGTAATTGCGCCGGCAAGACCGAGCAATGCCGTTTGGCAGTTGTTGAGCCAAATGTTCATTCGCTCCCACATAGTCTTTTGGGTAGCGAGTGAAGCGTTGAGTTTGGTGATTTCCGCTTTGACGGCCTGGATTTTGGCTACGTGGGCATCCCAGGCTTTTGTGCCGCGTTGGATGCCGTTCAACTGCTGTTGCAGTGTCCGAAGTGCTTTTTGAAGTTCCTTCGGTGAAGCCTTGTCGAGCCGTCGCAGGACTTGGTCGGTGGTAGCCGCCGAGCCTTGCAGTTGTTGGATGAGTTTGTTTGTAGAGTTAAGCTCACGCTGAAGTTTCTTCATCGTGGCTTTGTCCCCTGCGGTAGCGGCTTTTGCTATCTGCTTCTCGAGTCGTTGCGCATCTCGTTGGAGGTTCTGCAACACCTGTTGAGCCTGTTTGCCGTTGACCGAGAGGACTACGTTTGCGGTAGTGCTGTAATTTGCCATAATTTTTGACTTTAGTCTTAAATTTGCTTCGCTCGGCAGAGTTTAAGCGAGCTTAACTCTGCTCTCACTTGCTAAATTTTTCGCTCTGAGTGGAAAATTTGGTGTCGACGAAATTTGTGCTTTTTAGGGCAAATTTCGGCAGCAAAAATGGGTGTGTAAAAGACAGTGGCACAGCCATTTTGGAGCGAATTTAGGGTACCTGCTTTAACGCGACCTTTACGCCAGTTAAGGCTTCGGAGTATTAAAGTAGGCTAAATGAGCGACTTAGGGGGTACGGGGGCTTGCCCCCGTACTGCTTTCAGGTAGCCCCCACCGCGCTGATTTGTAACGACTTCCGCACCCCTTTGCCCCCTCGGAATATGCACATTGGGCGGTCAAATCGCTGCCGTGAAAGTCAAAATTTCCGCTCGCGGAAATTGACTTTTGCGGCTGCACCGCTTTTTGTCGGCGAAGCCGACGTTGGCGATGGGCGGTGATGCGGAGGGCGTGGCGAACAAGGCGCGGACTGTAAGCTGACGGGGCGGTAAAAGGCGACTTGCGTGTGTCGGAGCAAAGAGTGAAGCGAGGTATCGGCGCAACTCGTGAAGCCGATAGCGAGTGTGTCGATGTATCAAGCCGGGCGTTGTCGAAGCCCGACGGCTCGACGGAGGTGCCGACATAAGCATAGGCGCAGATATAGCGACAATCTCGCGACCTTGCCTTGCCCTGCGCCCTTGGGCTGCTCGGACATTCGCAATGTTGCCCCGAACCGTGGCGTAGTCCGCAGTCGTAAGCCGCTCGTAGCATTGTCCGTTCATCGGGGCTTGGGGTTGGGGCAAGAGGTCGGCAATGTGGCGTGGCGCATTTGACGGAGAGTCGGCAATCAAGACGAGGGAATGACGAGAGTGTGCTCGCCATTGGATAGCCACCATATAGCCTAACAGCGTGTATTGCCGTAGTCGACGAGCTTGCCGCCGACTTGGGCATTGGCTATATAGTGGCGTTAAGGCCAACGGCGAAAGCACTCTCTTGGCAGGAAGGGGCGATGATTAAGCCGACGTGTAGGCAAAACAACTGCCACGCTTGTAGCCGACCGAATGTGAAGCACCGCAGGTATGAGCGGTAGCGTGTGACACCGTAGGTATTTATGGGTGGAGTTGGAGCAATCGTTTGACTGACCTGCTTCTTGCAAAGGTCGATGTCGTTAATGGCGATAGCCTCATTGCTCCCGAAGCCCTCGATGCACCGCAGGTAGAGCGCAGCGTGTCAGCACCGCAGGTATAGGCGATAGCCGTAGTCGGCACCGCAGGTAGAGCGGTAGCGTGGCAGTTAGGCCGCTGTTCCTCTATCGGGTGGGAGGCACGGGGCAATGGGCGGTGAAGCGCGAAGGCGTAAGCAAAAGCCGTTCAGACCGTCAATGACGAGCCGGAAAAACAAGCGGCAGGTGTCGGGCAACCGGCCACGGCAGGTTGAGAGAGTTTGTAGTCGATGCGAGCCGCCAACACCACCGAGGTAACGAGCGTGGTGTCAGGCGAAGCAGCGTGCTTCAATCTCTCGTCCCGACGACCGAGAGCGTTCGCTATTGTCAGTGGAGAGGTTTCGGAGCCGACAACAGCGATGTTCGGGCTTGGCATTAGACCGGGGCTGACGGCCAGCGTCGCCGAGTACGTTGACAACGACCGTTGCCCCTTGCCGGGTGGGACTTAAAATGTTGCCGCCTATCTGTGGAAAGTAGAAGTTTTTGAGCCGAGCCAACCACAGAAGAAGCCGACTCTGTGAGCCGGCTGCTTCCGTGAGAGAGGGCGTGAGAATTTAGATTGCGGCTTGCGACCAGCGTTCAACGGGGAAGAACTTGTCGAGGCCTGCCTTGTAGTAGAGCCATGCCGGGATGCGGCAGATCATCTTCTCGGGGGCATCGCCGTCGGCGACGAAGTGAGTGAGCGACTTTGAGAGCCAGAACTTGACTTCTTCCCCAGCCTCAGTGTGGAATGCGAGGAGCTGTGCCTTTTCAGTGGCGAACTCCATGATGGAGGCGAGGATGTGGAACTCGACGACCTTGCGGCGCTTGGGCTGTTCTTCGGCTGCTGCTGCGGCCTCGCGGATTTGCTCCACGGCTTGTTCTACGACCTCCTTGAGAGGGGCTTCTGACTTTTTCGATGTTTTCTTTTTCATGTCCGTATGATTTTAGAAGTTTGTGATTTGCAACTGATTCGAGCGAGTTGCTTTCGCTGTTTTGCGAACAATAAAGTCATACTTGAAAGACGCAGGAGCAAGGATTTGACAAGGAGTATTTGACAGTCGTCTTCAGTCGGCTGCACTCGGCAAAGTCCAAGCAAGCTTGACTTTGCACTCATTTGCACGACTGTTTAACGCTCCCCTGAATATTTTTCACAGAGCGCAGAAAAAATTTAGGCACGACAATTTTTTTGAAAAATATTTTGTCAAACGTGCTTGTCCTTGCCTGGTGGAGCGCAAGCGACAGCGTCGCAAGTGTGTAACTTTGTGAAGTAAAATCTGCGGTCAAAGCGACTGGCCGATAAAGGCAGCGTCAAAATCGCGGACTGAAAAAATAGGACGTGGGAAAGTGCCAAGGGCAACATCGGAAAGTCATAGAAGCCCAAGCACGGAGTAGAGCAAGAGGAAGTGGGGCTTGTCCGCTGATGTTGTAGACATCAATGGAAGAACGCCAAGCCAATGAGCGGTCGGAGTGCCACGCTCGCATCTATGGGGTTCAATGCCGATGTAGGCTCAGAAACCGCCCACGCCGAGGCTATGGGAACACGGTTGAAGTCGGTTGGCTCGCGTTGCTCCCTCACTTGCCGACAGCGAAGCCCCCGAAAAAGAGAAGATGACCTGCTGCCCGATATGGAACAACAAGGTGGTAGCCGCGACGTTTCCCCTTTGAACGCCCAAGACGCAATCCCTCACTGCCCTGCCACGAAGAAGAAGCCGCCACAGTTTCGCAACTATGACGGCTCGGCTTATGACTTTTCGTGCAAACCGAGAGCAGAAACAAACTCGCTTGGTTTCTGCCGAGGTGCAGCCGAAAAGCAACTTGTTGAAAAAACTTCTACTTTCTGCGGATATATATGTATATGAAAAGCAAGAGCAAAGCGATTGCTACCGCTGTGCAGATTATGGACGTCGTATTGGGAGGGTCATAAACTGCTGTTGCGGCTGTGTGTTCTGCCGAACTTTCGGCTGAACGCTGCTTGTATGCCGTGGAGTCAAGTCTTGTCTTGGCTTCCTCGGCTTGGCGATACTGACTTCGATTGCTTGCAACTCGCCCCTTGACGGCTTTTAGCCGGACAATCTCAGTGGTGTCGGCAAGAGTCTGCCGACCCACCGAGATTTCAAGGGTGTCGAAGTCGAAGTAGAGCCGGGAGATAACGGAGTCGAGCGATGCGAATGTGCGGTGCGATGCAGTCGTAGCGACGGAGTCGGTATCTACGAGTGTTTCGCGCTGTACCTCCTGGTGGGAGCGGCACGATATAAGGAGTGCCAGCATCAAGCAAAATGGGGTTAACGTGCGCATAGGTCGGGGTCTTTTTGTACGTTGAACGACGGGCAAGCCTTGTTAGCGAACTCGTTGTGTCCGTGGACTGTCGCGCCGGGGAATTTCGCACGGAGTTCCGCAACGAGTTTGACGAGTGCGGATCTCTGCGCCTCGGTGCGTGTGTCCTTGGGCGTTTTGCCGTCCTTGGCACAGCCGCCGATGTAGCAGATGCCAATGGAGTTGGCATTGTAGCCTGACGTATGGGCGCCAATCTGCTCGATTGGTCGCCCTGCGTGAACAGAGCCGTCTCGATAGATGACGAAGTGATAACCGATGTCGCGCCAGCCGTTGCCCTTGGGCTTCGGTGTGGTGTGCCACTGTCTAATCTGCTCGACTGTGTAGTCCTTCCCCTCCGGGGTTGCAGCGCAGTGAATGATGATTTTGTTGATTTTTCGCATAATGATTATGGTTTTATGGCTTTCGCCTTGTAGTGGTAGTCTATGCCAAAGAGTGCGCCGACGAAAGTGAGGATTTCGCCAAAGGCTATGAGTACCGAGGGGTGGATTTCTCCGGCGGGCGGTACGATGAAGCCAGCGATGAGCAGACCGCTGCCGACGATGACGAGCGCCACGGCGCAGACGAGTTGCAGGGTGTGCTTCTTGGCGCACCTCGGTTTCTTGTTGTTGGGCTTCTGCCCTTTCTGTGGGGTGTCCGCAACGGGACCGAAAGCGTTGTAAGGTTTCATTTTGGGAGAGAGATTTATGGTGTCTTTTGAAAATCTTGGTTTCGGGAGTAATTTTGCATCAACTCAAGTCCCACCTCTGTAATCACACAAATCAGTTCAACCACTCAACGATGTTCCAACCACTGTACCTGTAAGTTCACCTCTGAGTGTATGCCGGATGGCTGCGTTGCTCCAGGCTATCGAGGCAGTATTCGTGAATGGCCGCATGAGGCTATCAGCGTTGTATAAGGGATGGCTGCTTCAGGCTATCCTTTTTTTTATCGTGATAGCGTGAAGGTGTTTGCGCGTGGGTTGTAGACAACCGAGAACTCTGCGAGGTTGGAAACAAGATTGAGCACGTTTACTTTGCCCCTGCCGTGGTCTACCGGCTTGGCATAGCCAATGGCAAAGCGCAAACGCACCATGCGGTTTTGATGTGCTCGCCAGTCATAGAGGCGTATAGATGAGCGACCCCACGGCAAAGTTATTTTGCCATTGCTGTGAATATGCGGATGCACAAGTGCTTCGGGGACGGTGGTATAGCCCTGCGCTTGTTTGTGGAAACTGACGGACTCGTTGGTGCTGAACTTGGCAACCGTGCCGTTGACCTGCACTGAATGGCGAGAGCCGAAAAGATGCCAGCCCTTGCTTACGGGGCCGTATGTGTAACCACCATTGCCGTCAGTGTGGATTTTGTCGCGGTTACGCTTGCGAGTGTGGCGGAAAAGATATGGCACATATCCCGCTTGGGCGAGCTGGCCGCTGCCGTACACTCGCAGTTCGCCGTCGACAATCTCAACGGCTATCTGCCCTTTGGCGGATAGTGCACCGAGGTCGTTGGTGTTGCCGAGCAAGGAAGCAATACTTGCTTCAAGCCTTTCAAGGGCTGGCAAGACAGTATCGTTATAGCGATTGCGCAGTGTATTGAGGTCGGTGACCTGCTGCGCTTTCATCGCTCCGGCTTTCTCGGTCGTGGCGGGCTGAATGGTTATGGGAACATTGCCAACGTAAGACTCCCCCTCAATTGGGTCAACAAGCGTGGGGTTGAGCAACACGTTGTTGCGGTCGAAGTTGGCTTGAACGAGTGCCGAGATGTACGGTACTGCCTGACGCATCGCGTTGTACCAGTTGTTGAGTGCTTGCTGAATGTCCGACGTGCCAGCGGTGGCGAGCAGGTCGGCGATGCGTTGGAGTATAGAGCCGAGGGCTTCGGGCGTTATCGAGTCCTTGGCTTGCAGACGGCGAAACTCTGTGATTATCGCCGTCAAAGATGTAGTGTCTATGTTTGTGTTAGCCATAATGTTGTGCTTGATGACACAAAATTATGGGTGTTTTCAACCTCCCGAAAAGACAAGAATTTTGTAATTTTGCAGATATTACTGTCCGCTAAACCATAAAAAGTCGAGTCCAACTTCTTGAATGGCAGAAGTTGGGCTTACTTTATGTATAAGATAAGCCCCCTCAGCAGTTTTCAGTATCGTCGGGCGGCGATTCAGATTCTTCAGCAAGCATTATTTTCAGATCTGCATCGGGCTGGTTGAGGAACTTTTCGAGATTCAGATAGTACATCAGCACGATGCGCACTATTGTGGCCAGTCCTGAGAAGCTCCAACGCCTTTGCAAGGAGCTTTGTAAGACCGAGAGCAGTAGATTTGCTATGAGAGTTACCCATATCTGGATCTTTATGGCATTGGCGCTTTCGCCGTAGAAGTATCTCAGAGGGAAGTTTTGCTTTATCTGCTTGAAAAGCGACTCAATCTGCCACCGGCGGCGGTATATCGCCACGATTGTCTCCAGAGGCATGTCGAAGTCATTGGTCAGAAGCGATATAAGCTTAGGCTTCTTGCCCTTCTTAATATCAACGTATGTTATTATCCTGGCAATGTGGTTGATGCCGTCTTTACGGAACACCACCACCTGCTCTCGGTACTCCATCAGGCCCTGGGGATTCTGATACATGCAGTCCACAAGAACCTCGTAACTGAGGTTTTTCTTCATCTTGGTGACATATACCACACCTCTGTCTGTCAGTTCCTCAAATTTGGCATAGTTGATATATGCACGGTCAAGTGCCACTATATCATTGTGGCTGTAATGACACGGAGCAAGCATGAATGAATCGTTGGTTGCCGCCGAAGTGAACTGCACATCGCAGGGAACCCCCTCGTTGGCGTGTATTACAGAGTGTACCTTGATGCCGCCTTTCTTCTTTCCTGTCTTAGGATGCCGCCCAACTCCCTTGAAAATGGCATTGGAGAACAGCGTGATGGTTGTGGAATCAATGATTCTAAGCTGCTTTATCCACTCTTCCGTGCCATTGCGTCGGCTGTCCGAGGAAAGAATGTCTTTATTGGCGGCATACAGGTCACGATATACCTCTTCAAAGAACTTCTCTGACCGTCTGGCGTTTGCGTCCGAAAGGGTACTGCGTCTGGGCACAGTTTCTATTCCGACATGACGGAGTTTACGTACCTCGGCAGTCATAGATGTCTCTATCTCACGCAATGAGTTGAAGCGCTGGATTACGGCATATAGCATCGTGAGCAGATGCGTATAACCATCAAAGCTCTTTACATACTTCTCTCCGCCGTGCTTTCGGCTGATTCCAACAATTTTTTCGCGGTCAAGTGATTTTATTAGCTGACCATATATCGGCTGTCCGAAGAAATTACTATTTTTGCCCATGGTTATCTATGTTTTGTCGCAAAAGCAAAGTAACCATTTAGGGCTGACTCCTGCAATAGGTGCCAGCCCTAATTTTTTAGATTCTAAAAAAGTTTAGCGGACAGTAATATTTTGCAGAAAATTACGGAAGCAATGAAAATAGACCATATAGGATTATATGTTATTGACTTGGAAGGTGCCAAGTTATTCTTTGAGAAATATTTTGGGGCGGAGTCAAATGAAATTTACCATAACCCTCGCACCAACTTCAAGTCATATTTCTTGCGGTTTGGGGATAAAAGCGCACTGGAAATAATGACGCGCCCCGAAGTAAAGGGTAATGATGACAACCCTTTTAAGGGCGGTTATGTGCATCTTGCATTTACGGTCGGAGATAGAAATGCAGTTGATGCGCTTGCTTCTCGTTTAGAGGCTGACGGCTACAACATATATAGCCGCCCTCGTGTAACTGGGGACGGCTATTACGAATGTTGTGTATATGGCCCGGAAAACAATCTTATAGAGATTGTCGCTGAAAAGTCATAGTGTAACGGCTTTTCTCATTGTGTCAGGGTTCAAGGCTTGCGCTATCGTCAGGCAGCACTCCTTCCCCAAATTCGAGCAAAAAAATTCTTGAATGTTATGCACCGAGGCGAAGTATTTGCGGCTGAACCACCGCTTACGCTTGCGTCGGTTGGTGAAGCCCTCGCCAAGGTCGCCCGAATTGCCCCTTGGGGTATTCGAGCCGGTACCGTAGTCGACGAACAAGCCGTAGGTGTTGAACGACTGCGAGAGCGTTACCGACGTATATTTGCCGTCGGCATTCATACCGAGGGCAACCACTGAGCGGTACAACGCCCCCGTGTCGATAACGCCGAGCAGCGAGATTTGCTCCTGCCAAATCTTTATCATCGTGGAGTTGAACGCCTTGACGTACTTCTCACGCTCTTGCTGTGATGTGTTAGCTTGCATGGCTGCGCTCAAATCTATATAAATTGTGGTTGGCGTTCAGCTCGCTCATCATAGCGGTTACTTGGTCGGGAGTGAAGCCTTCGGGAGCAGGTATATCTTGGGGTAAGAACCTTACCAACTCTAATGCCTCAGCAGTATTCAAGCCGAAATAGTTGTGAAGTATAATGGCAGTCTTGGGTCGGCTGTCACCATTGGAATTAAGAAACAGAGTATAACGATAGACCGGGCTTGGTGGCACGACGTATTCGTGCTCGTCGCCCCCGACTTCGGCGTAGTGGTCTTGCCACTCGTCGGCGTTATAACGCAGGTCGGTGTACTTGTCGATGGCTACCTGAAAATAAGCGCAAGCGCAGCCGGAGAAAAAGTATCGGTCTATCTCGTTGAAGGTGATGCGAGGGTCGATGTAGATGCACTTTTCTTCAAGCTTTATGCGTTGAAGAATGAGCACCGACATAAATTGTCGGAACAGCTCTTGCATCACATCGAAGCACTCGGCGCGAGCGGCCATGTCATCTATGGCGTGGCGCATGGCGAAGAAAACAGTTTTGACACGGCGAGTACGGGGCGTGTTGTTGAGTTCGGTGTAGCCGTCGGCTATATCCGATACGCATACAAAATTGTTTGCGGACTGCATTTCGCCGAGTGCTTCCTCGAAGCCGTCCAAGCCGCTGACCCGACAAAACACGAAATTTTTGTCGGTGGCGAGGCGATTTGACCGAGTGAGATTTTCAAAGAACGCGGTAGCGTTCCAGTTGGTGGGATTTGTCATTTCTTCATCTGTGCTTGGAGTTGTTTGTATTCGCGAGCCTGAGCATTAAGCTCGGTGAGTGCTCGCCAAGTATCGAGTGTGAGGATTTCAGCCTCTTTGGTTATGTCGCCTTTAGTGAGCGCACGGATTTGTGCGTCCATTGCTTCTTGCAACTGAGTGCCGATGTTCGGCGCTCCGAGCAGGTTGCTGTCGGCACCTGCGAGAGGTTGGAAGAAGTCGCTAAAGCGATGCGAGAAGTATTCTTTGAGCGAGGCGAACCAGTAGAAAACCGATACGCGCTCCAGCTGTGAAACTTTCTTCAATCCCGGATAAAGGACTGCGGCGAGTTCGTCGAGCATAGCGTCCTGCTGGGTTTGCAGATAACCTTGATATAGGTTGTCGCAGATGATGAAAGTTTCAAACGGCACTCCTTGGAAGTCGGCGGCGAGCGCAGGTTTTCTACGGAGCGAAGAAATGCGCACGGGCACTTTCGGCAGCTCTGCGAGCCAGCGGATCTCGCCCGCGAGTTCGGCAATGGCGAGGGGCTTGACATCGAATAGTTGTCGCCCCTGCTGCAAGAGGTAAGCACCGTCAGGTTGCCGACCGATTACCCGTGTGCCGCTCCAATGGAGCAAGCAGGTAACGGCGATTTCTTCGCTTGACATTTCGAGGGCTATAAGATTGTAGACGTACCGAAGCTGCGCGTCGGTCAGTTCGTGCCAGCCCTGCGGCACGATGAAGTCTATCTTTATAGTGTCAGTTTCCATATCAGAACCAGTAGCCTTTAGAGTCTTTCTTGTTTTCAAACTTGGGCGGCGAGAATAGTTTTGCCGTGGCAGATGTGTGCCACAGGCGAAACGCGCCGGGGCGATAGCGAATGAAGTTCACGACATCGCGCATACGGTTGCCGTTGATAGGGTTGCCTTGCAGGACTTCAACGACCTGCGAGCGTATGGCCTGAACAACTCGGCGTTGTTCACTCGACATCGTGCCGAGAAGATTGAGCAGTCGCAACTCCGACATTAGTTCCGGCGAGAAGTAATCCTCGGCGAGAGTCAACTCGATGCCGACGGCACGAGAACGCAGTTCGACATACTTCTCCCAGCGACCCGAAAAGTACCCGCATAGCGTACATAGGTCGATGTTGGGGAACAATGTAGTGGCGAAGTAATGAGCCTCGGGAGTTTCGACCCAATCTTCCTCGCCGGGCAGCAGCGATAGAGCCGACTCAATCGCTGAATCTCTCAACTCCCTCAAGCTCCCAATCAAGCGGTCAACGCGCTGTTTAGAAGCGGCGGCTACGGTATTGGTGTTGACAACTCCGAAGCCGTTGGGAGTGAGAACCAAGTCGAGCGACGGCACTGCACGGTCAAGAGCCTCGGCTGCGACGAGTAGGCGCAGCGCGTCGACGAGTTCGGGATTGAGTGCGTCGATGTCGGTGAGCAGATCTGAACCTGTGAAGTTCTGCACCACCCAAGCCTCGGCAGCGAAAAGGTGAACCTTAATCTTGTCGAAAAGATTGGTTTCACCCGCAACGGGCTTGATGCTGTGCGGCACATAGCGCATCAGCATTTCATTGTCAGCGATAAGTCGCAATTCAGATTGGATATTAGGCGGTAGTTTCATCGGCGGTTACGGTTTTAGCGTCGGCGTGTTCGTCGAGCGTGGTTAACTGGATAAAGGGGCACACGGGCTTCACGCCCTGCCAGCCGTTGAGTCGTATGATGATGCGATGCACGGTGAAAAGCAGGTCGTGATATGGCTTTTGGAGGGCTTGGGCGATTGTGTAGAGTTCTCGCTTGTCGGAGCCGGAATTGTTTGTCTGCGCCTTGCCGGGCACAGAGCCGACAAGGTTGCTATGCACTCGCATAGTAAAGCAGATCATATTGACGGCTTCCTGAATGTCGCTCTCCCAATCGCCGCCCTCTTTGGAGTCGTCAATCTTGTGGATGACTACATCGTGCTGCTCCTTTCCGTCGGGCGTGACGTAGAATGTGGAGAACCAGGCTTTGCCGCTGTTCTCCGCGCCGGTGAGGAAGTCGAGGATGCGCTGCTTCTCGCTGACGATGCGCTCCTGCTGCTTGCTGCGGTCGGTGATGCCCTCGGCACGGAAAATCGACTCCCAATATTTGTTTGAGATTTCGATTTGGTATTTAATGGGAGCCGAGTTTTTGAGCTTGCTCTCCTTGGCGAGGCCGATGAGCTGCTTGATGTTGTACCACTTACCCCTGAACAGCGAACCGTAGTGAGGTATGGGGTAATAGGTGCTGTCCGTGGTCGGCACTCGTGTTAAGACAGCAAACTTTCGTGTCTTTGTGTGCCGAGTGAGCCTGTCTTGCAGGTCGCGCCACGGGCAGGACGGGTCAAGCAGTTCAATCACTTCGACATCGCTCTCGGCAGGGATATACTTGCGCCAGTTGGAGTAGAGTATCTGAGGGATGCGCCCCGATTTGTCGGCAACGGCGAAACGGCAGTAGCAAGCCTCCTTGCGAAGAAGCCGAACCACTTTCGTACCCTCGGCATTGAGGATTATGACGCTGACGGCAAAACCGAAATGCTTGAAGTCCTGGCAGACTCCGAGGAAGTACGAAGCCAAATCGTTGTCAAGCAGAAAGTCCTCGACGCTATCGGCGACGGCTGCGGTGGTTGCGGACGTGTCATAGACCAGTCCGGATCCATAGCAGATTTCTGCATTGAAGATTTGGCAGGTGGCGAGGGTTTCGTCGCGCTCGATAAGGTCGAGAATATTATACGGCATTTGATTGTCTGCGCCCCACGGCATATATTTGATATTGCCGAATGTCGAGGGCATGATGTCGCAGTCCTCGCGGAAAACTGCGGCAGAGTTGACAGTAAATGCCGCCCTTGCGCTTACGCCAGGGATATTTTCGACCGATGAAAAAATAAGTTCTGATGTCATATTGGAGAGAGATTAAATTAGAGGAACACTTCGAGTCCTTGGATTTGGAAGATACATATATCCCTTATCTTCCTGACTTCGCCGGACGAGAGGATTTTGACGTTGCGCCAACCGCCATAGTAGTCGTATCGCAGCGATATGACGTTGTGGAGGTGCAAGATTGAGCCGTCGGATTTCCATACAGAAAGGTCGACGGGGTCGCCGCTGTTGAGCATTTGGCGAGCTGTGCTAATATGAACTCCGTTCATGGTTTATTGGGTTTAGGAGTTTATTGGTTTAGAAAAAATGCGTAACTTTGTGCTATGGAACAACAGTTTAGCTTTGAAAAACTTGCTGCGTGGCAAGAAGCCCGTGGCCTTGTAAAAGATATATATGCCTTGTTGGCAAAGTTTCCTCACGAGGAACGGTATGCTCTTTGTGATCAAATTCGTAGAGCAGTAGTTTCCGTTCCCTCTAATATTGCTGAGGGTAGCGGAAGAATGTCTAAAAATGAGCAACGCCATTTTTATGAAATTGCTTACGGCTCTCTTATGGAAACTTATTGCCAACTTATTCTTGCAGTTGATTTGGGCTATTTGAATGAAGTCGAAATAGCCGCTATAAAGCAACGGATTTGGCACGCTGCCAAAGTGTTGAGTGCTTTGCGTAACAGTATCAAGGAATAAACTCATAAACCAATAAACTTTATAAACCATACGACTAAGAGAAACGCAAGTCGTATTACTGAGTGAATATGCCGGGCGATGCCGTCAAGCGCACAATGGCGCGGTTGTCGGCGTATCGCCAAGTGAACTTGACGGTGTTGGGCTTCTCGTCGCCGTCGTTCACCTCGCAGTGCGCATCGGTGATGAGCACCTGCTGGAACAGATACGGCTCTGTATCGTCGCAGTCGTTAGGCACGAAACGCATTACCTCGTATGAGGTAAAGAGCTGGTCTATCCACTCGGCTTCGTCCGATGTGATAGTGCCCGACTGCACTTCGTAGGTCTTGTTGGTGCGCTGGTTGTAGAACTGCGACTGCTGATTGATGACCGCCAAGGTGCGATCAACCTCGGTCTTTGCCGTGGTAATGTGTGGAAGATGCGCCACATCCCACACGTTGAAGCAGTTGCGAAACATAAAGCAGTCCTCGTCGCGGAGTGTGCGGTCGACGAAGCAGGTAACTGAGCGTTGGCCGCAAGTGACGGTAAAGTCGACTATCTCCCAAAGATAGTCAGCCGTCTGCGTGGAAGTGGCAACGGGTCTGATCATCGCCGACTGGCTGATGTTGACCTGCTGCACCCCTGCTGACGCGGCGGTAGCCGAGGAAGCGTTTATGTTGATAGAATTGCACTGTATCTCGCCCGTCGGGATATAGCGCACATGGAAGTTGACCTTGGTGTGGATATTTTCGCCAGCCTTGGCGAAAAGGAACAGTGAGGTTATCGTGTTGGCAGGAACTCGGCGCATCGTGAGCGTCGAAAGGAAGTTCTCTGCCAGGAATAGGTCTGTGTCGGTGCAGACGGTGAAGCGGTCGCAATACAGGGCGTGGACTGTGCAGGAGTCAACGACCGAGCCGCCCTCGTTGAGCAATGCGAGAGTGTAGTCGGCGTAATTGTAGGCCGCTGAACGCATATTGCACTCGATAAGCGAGCCGATGTCGTAGAGAAATACATTACCACCGTGGGCATAGTAGCGTTCTTTGAGCACGACTATGCCGCCCGGAGCGGTGAGTCGCACATCGACGAAAGCGCCGTCGACGTGGATGCCCCACTCGTCGTTGAGTGTGCAAGTGAGCGTTATGCCGGTAGGCTTATAAGCGAAACGATGTGCCATATTTAATAATCTTCGATTATGGTTTAGGCGTTTATTGGGTTTATAAAGGTTTAAGGTCTAAACTCCCTAAACCACCTAAACTCGATAAACCATACGCCAAAGGCGTATTTCCGGCACGAAATTACAAACGGGTGGTTGGGTGGGAAAAGACATCAAACAATGACAGCAGCGGAGCAATGGGCGTGAGGGAACACGGAAAATGGCTATCTTCCGATAACCACCTCCGTTGTGGACTGGAGAGTCGGCTCAGGCAACGCCCTGAACCATTGTGTAGTCAGCGTCGGCTACCATTGAGGCTGCGATTTCCTGTGCCTCGTATTCGTCGTAGGCTTCTACATAAACGATTTCGCTTTCGCCGTCGAAGGTGATGACTTCTACCTGATATTCGCGGAGTTCGTTGCTTTCGTTGAAAGATGCGCGGGCTGAGAATGAAAATACTGCTGTCATGATTTTGAAGTTTTTGTGGGTTTGACTTTCGCGCCGGGGCGCGTTTAATTTTTACGCTGCAATCAGACGGCGGTGAAATATCGTGCAAGTCGAGTGCAGAGCCAAGCTTGCTTGAGCTATGCCGAGCGCAGCCGATATTCACGGAGCTAATGTCCGAGCGTACACAAGGATTACACAGAATATTTTTTACCCTCGCGGCTCGAAAAAATTGAGGCTTGTACCAATTTTTTTCAAAAATATTGTGAGTAACGTGCTTGTCCTTGTGCCGACTGCATAGGAGGATAGCCGGCAGCCGCCGTAAATTTGCGGCAGGGAAAATAAATGTGCTCCGAGCGTATCAGAAAGTCGAGCCTACACAAACTGGTGCTACGCACGAAATCTTGACGGCTTTATGTGGTGCGGCTCGCCGCCATTCTCAGTCTGCTCATCTGAAAGCAATGCACTCCATACCGATGACTATAAGGTGAAGTCAATCGCCCGACAGAGAAAGCACCACTGCTTTATAGAAGCCCACGACATAGAAACGAGGCTACGATAATTGCCAATGGTGCCGATGCGACTTACGCCTATGATACGGCTTGCACTGCCGACTCCCCCACAACTGAGGTCGACGATGATGTTAGACATTAGTGGAGCGGTAGCCCATTGCCGATGCCTACCTATGTGCCCCGGCAGGGTGCCATAAAGAACTCCCTCGACCTTCACAGGCAGAGGGAGCATGACAGCATTATTTCGATGTTATCTTTGTGACTGATAATCGGCGTGAACAAGTCGGAAGCTCGGCTGATTTTCAGGTGTGACGGTCATAATGGCCGAGAAGTCGTTGAGTTCAGCCCAGGCGAGAATTTTCTCGTAATTCCAAAGCGTGTTGTCATACTTGTTCTTGGGGGCCACGATGATGATGTTATCGCGGTCATCGGGGACGAGAGCGTCGATGTGGAAGCATTCGTGCTTCTCCGTGCCGTTTACGATAGCCATTAGGCTCTTGGCTCGTCTGATTAAAGTTTGTCGTTCCATAGTGAAATATATTGTGGAGTTATGTAAAGGAATAGCCCTTTTACGCTGCCCGAAAAGTACCGTTGAGCCGACTATGAAGCAAGGGTGATTACGGCTTTGCAGGGTAACGAAAAGCCGGGGAACGTGGAGCGCACACCTGCCCTTGATGTTCGGTGATGCGGCAATAACTTTGCGGCGGTAAAAGCGGCAGTCCATAACCCACAATATCGCTATGGCGACACCTTGACAACTTGACGAGCCGGTAAGACTGGTGCGAAATTACGGAGGAAGCACACCGATGTAAAAGACGCTCGCCGAATGACTGTGACCCATACGGATAGCCCCCAAAACGACACGCTCGATGACGCAGTGAGCCTTGGCACTCGACGCTGCCATTGAACTATTCACACATCAGCAGAACAACGGTAACGCCGATTGGCACAAAGTATCTACCGCTGTCGCTCCAGCCGTGAGGGTCGAGGGAGTTGAGCCGAGGTTTCAGCCCGGCGACAAAAGAAGAACAATCGTGCAAGTCGAGAGCAGAGCGGAGCTTGCTCCAGCTATGCCGAGCGCAACCGATTGAAGACAATAGTCAATCCTCGGATCTGCGAGAGTTCCGAGGACTGACTTGCGGCTTCGATGTTCGGTTAGATGCAGGGCAGATGGACAACGATGTCGTTGAGAGTGCAGTTGAGTTGTTCTGCAAGCTCCTTGCTTGCCTTGTTGCGAGCGTCGGTGCGGTAAGCGTCGCTTGCCATGAAGCGAATGTAGTTGACGATGAGCTTTGTGAAGAACTGCTGCAAAGTTCTGTGCTCGTTAGCCATAGCTTCGTTGAAGTGATTGTAGTTGAAGCCCGTTGTGTTGAGCGTGTCGGCGATAGTGTGAGCCAACATTGCTTCTCTGCTAATGTGGATTGTTGCGTCGTGCATATTGGATAAAATTTGTGAGTTGTGTAAAGGACTATTCCTTTTACACTGCCCGAAAAGTGCCGTTGAGCCGACTATGAAGCAAGGGTGATTACGGCTTTGCAGGAGCGACCAATCGTGCAAGTCGAGAGCAGAGCCAAACTTGTTTGAGCTATGCCGAGGCGCAGCCGATTGACGCGGAGCGTAGCTCCGAAAAGCCGGGGAACGCAGGGCGCACACCTGCCCTTGATGTTCGGTGATGCGGTAATAACTTTGCGGCGTAAAAGGCAGATAGTCCTCACAGCCCACAAATCCATTATGCACGACCCCACCAATCGTGCCAGTCAAGAGCAGAGCGGAGCTTGCTCCAGCTATGCCGAGCGCAGCCGATTGACGGGTGCAACCACCGAGCAGAGAAAACGTAGGCAATGGCAACACAACACGCTCTCATCGGGCAGTCAATCACTGGCTATGGCTGACGGCACATTGCAACAGCAAATAATAAGCGGTCAACTACATCGCCGCAAGCGACCCTCACCGACAGCAACATCAACCCAACTACCCCGACATCGTTCTGCCCTGTATCAGGACATCGAAGAAGCAATCAAGCCAACCCTCGCGAGCTGGCTTGATCAATGACAAATTAAAAAATATCCTCCGTGTTAACGGGGTTTGCGTTATGCGATTGAAGTCTTACGGTCAAGACCTTGGGCTTGATTTACGAAAGCGCGGCGGCGGTGCCGCAACGCCCTAAATAGGTTTTGGCGTATAATTCATCGGCCAGTCAAAATGAATTGATGACAAGATGTTATCCCCAAATAAACAGAATATCAACGCAATAATAAAATAGACTACACCCTCAATAATCAATACTTTCTTATTGATGCGAAATAAAAGTGAGGATAGGATAAAAGCGACCAAACAAATTCCGAAATATATGGAATAATCCAAAACAGTATGCGCCTTATATACCCAAATAACAGCGGTGTCTTGATGAGTGGCAACCAAATGTGCATTAAGCAAATAGCAAAGGATTAAGCAAGTCAGTAGAAGTAATACTGACTTAGCGAAAATCTTATATTTCTTATTTGTAGCCACAATTAGTTATTGAGTTAGTTGAGCGAAGGAAGTTAACCATTAGTCCCAGTCATCAAGTTGGTCTATGTCTATCTCGTCGGAGTCATACATGATGCTGTCCTCCGACGGCCCCATATACCAGGGGTCTTCGGGGTTCATCTCGCGGAAGAGCAATTCATCGTCGCTCATGCCGAAATCGTTGTCATATTTTTCGTCGTACATAGCTTACTCTTGCTCGGTGGTTTCGGCAGGTTGCTTGTCATCGTAGGCGGCTTCGAGGTAGGCAATTACCTGCTTTGCGAGGTCTATATAATCGAGGTTGTCAGGATTGTTGGCAAAGTCGATAATAAAAGTGTCCTCAGATACGCGAGGTTCTTCTTCCTCTGATTGTATGGTAAGTGGCCGGATGCTGTATAATTCCTTGTCTTCCAGAGCTGCGATAAGGTCAGCATCACGGCATACCAGTTGCCAACCCTCTTGTTTCATGTCGAGATAGCAACCGAGTTTATTAAGTACCAAAGGAGCCGAAGCGTGGTAGTCAAGCGAATACTTCACGTTATCGTCCCAAATTTCGCTGACGAGGATGCGGTTAAGCATCTTCCATTCAATATTATACTGGCTATGCGACTGGCTATTGAGCACGATAAGCTCAAGCGGACGATTCTCTCGGTCATCCCAAGTATAGCAGCCCTGTGAAGAATAGCAGCGGGAGGAGTCGGAATACTTAGCCATATAATATTGCCAATCGTAGATGCTGAAATCCTTGCATTTTTCAGAGCAAGGTTTGATAGCATCTGCTGACGGTATTTTTGCGACGATTTTCAGGATATTATCTTGGAAACGGCGTTGCTCGTTAGCGATAAAGAAGTCTTGAAGCGCATCGTAGCGATGTAAGAAGTATCGCTTTGTTTGACTGGTATCATTGACCATGTAGGGCGAAGCCTGCATGTAGTCAATCTCGGTATCGAGCAGGTTGCTTTTGAGAGTCTGGAAATAATCCCAAGCATTTTGACCGAATATTTCTTCAAAATGCTTTAGCTGTGCTTTCAATTCCGATGGTTCGGGATATTCGCTCATAAATAGAGCGATAGACCCACGCAAGATGTCGTGGTTCTCATAGCGTAGCACAGCATCGTAGATGTCGCTGGGCAACTCCTCGGTTTTCTTGCGCTCCTCTGCCCATTGTGAGCCAATGAAAGAATTGGAGTTTTCGTTTTGGATATAGCCTCTATTGTCAACAATATGCTCAACATCCATTAAGAAACCGTGCAACAGATTATAGGGTGCGCGGTGTGCTCTTACGTTGGCGTTAACCAAATTCCTGACTACTCGTAAACTACGGGAAGCGTCGGCGAAGTCGTAATTACGAGAGTTAATGAGGTGGAGCGCATAGAAGTAAAGGAGTTCGGGGACAGATAAGTCACCTTCAAGGGCAAGATGAATAACCGGCTTGCGGTTTTTCTTATCCCAAAACAGACGTACTTTGTTATCTTCGCCGCAAACGGCCTCAGAGAAATAAAAATAGTTCTCCCAGTTTGCCTCGATGCCATCTGACTTATGAATGTTAGAGATAGTGTCAAGGTAGGACACAACTTGCTTAACGGCATCTGCATCGGTGAAGATTTCTTCGATTGTCGCCGGACGGTTCTTTGACGGCTCAATATCCCGACGGAACAATTCAAGTCGGAGGATATTGTTTATGAGTTGCATATAGCCGTCATCGGCACGGCGCACAATAGTATCGCGGCTTTCGCCCTCTCCGCTGACATCGGGATTGGCGAAATCCCAAACAATATCCATCCAGGCATTGTCAAGTTTGTTGGCGACATCACTTTTGAGGTCGCCGTCGATCTTGGCAATGGCTTTCTCCAAGTCAGACTTGAATATCTCAAATGGCGTAAGTTTTTTGCCGCGAGAGTTCATCTTGATATACAAGTCATCCGACAAGCCGAACTTGTCTAACGACAGCGCATAGAAACGTATATTGTCGCCTGTAATAAGGCGAGTCCACAAATCGGGTATCGGATTGGACTTATATATAGTGTCTATGCGCTCCAACACATTGAGCATCGACTCAATGGTTGGGTCGGAGTCATAGCTCGGCATGTATTTGGGGTGTCCGCTAATTTCATTTGCCAAATTAGCGCTACCCTCCATGACGTTATCAAAAATGGATTTGCCGTCGGTTTCTTTCTCGCCGTCATCTGTTTTTACTATGACCTTGGGGCGTTCCAAAAGATAGCCTCTGACTGTATCAATAAGAGTTTCGCAGAAATCGGTAGCCGACTGGCGCGTTTCATAGCGGAACTTTTTAAGCCAAGCGACTTCGTCATCGGAAACTTCGGGTTGAACGAGCGAAGCATAGAAATAAAGGAGAAATAAGGTCGTAAGGCGTTGTTGTCCGTCAAGCGGCGTCAAGCCGGATGCGTCAACACCGTTCTTAACGTATGGACCGCCATACACAAAGTCGAAGATTACATCCTCGTTGTTGCGCACAGCATCGAGCATGGTGCCTAACATGCCGTCAAGCACTGCTTCGACCTTTGCCTCTTTGCGTCCATAGGCATAGTCGCGCTGCACCTTGGGGATTATCACAACCGACTCCTCGGCCATTAAGCGAGGAAAGGTTGTCAGTTTGCCTATTTTGTTGTCATTATTGTCAGCCATTGTTTACCTCGCTTTCTTCTTTAATGGTTTCAACCTTAGACGCAGTCACTTCTTTTGGCAGATATGCAGCAAGCACTCGCTTGATGTCGGCAAGATAATTGATGCGGTCGCTTTCGCTCCAGTAGAAATTCTGCTGTACGGTAAAGTCCGCTTGGTTTTTATTGTAGTATTTCATAAACACGTTGCGTGTGCAAATGGGGATATACTCTCCGTCTGCATCGGCGACGGTAATAATCTGTCGCTTAACCTCGAATACCGAGTTGCTGATTGCGGAGTTGGTCGAGCCACTGAGCAATGCCATGTTTGAAATGCCGTGTTCAACGGTCGGTCGGTTCTCGGCACCTGCAAGGTCGTCGAAGAAACGTAGTACATTGTCAAACACCAGCTTCAAGTCATTAAACTGGAAGCGTTCGCGTGAAGAAGCGAGGCGTTGCTGCTCTTTGCGCAACAAATCAAGCAACTCCGTTAGCTCTTGGTTTTCGGGGAAGCGTTTTTGCAGTGATGCTAAAACGCGCTCGTTTTCGGCAAACCACTCTACCCATTTGTCCTTATCGGAGTGGTCGATAAGGTCGGAGTTTTGAGCGTGGATATGCTCTAAAGTCCAGTTCTTTTCCGACTTGTATTTGTTGAAGGGGAATTTCTCTTTATTGAGGATGCGCGTTGACTCTACGTTGTAGAGGAACAGCACCTGCTTCAACTTCTCGTAGTCGTCGGTATAGGTGTACTCCAAGATAGGCTTCGGAGGGTCGCCGCGTTTAATCACCTTGGTAATGCTATCCATGATTTTCTCCTCAATCAAGGCGTTAAACGCTTTGGTCGAGAGCGTTGATGCTTTCTCCAAAAGCTCCATGAGTATTCGAGAGCCGAGTTTCTTGTCTGCGGCGAGGTAGCCTATCTTGTGGTAGTAATCGTGATTGTTGTACCAATATTTAAGATACGAGAAGTAGGTTTCGACCTTTAGCCAAAGTTCCCAAAGGTCTTCAACCTTGCCGAGTTTGAGCATATTGTCAAACTCTACATAGGTATAAAGGCGGTCGCGCTCGCCTTGTTCCTTTTTGGCGATAAGGTCGAAGATATATTCTATGCGGCAGCTATATCCGGCATCGGCGGCAACTGACTCATTGTGGATAAAGAGCCAGAATTGATCATTGCGCAATTCTCGCTCGATAATATCCCATTGCTCGATGATGTGGGCTTGCTTGCGAGCCTTTTCACGTTGCTCGACGGTTTCCTGCATATCTGCGGCAAACTGGCGTAGCAGCTCTTGGTCGGCATTGTAGACGGCAGCATCTGAAAGGAACATGCCACGGATAAGTTCGGCATTGTTCAGCGAGATACATTTATCGTTGAGCCGCTTGAAGATGTCGACGGGCTTTGCATCATCGCGCAATTCATACCAAATAACCTGCACCGATTTGTCCTTGTCACGGTCGTTTGAGAAATTCTCATAGAACGTGCCTTTGAAGCTGCTGAGGTTTGGGCGAAGCGGCGGGGTTTCATTCTGAAACCAGTTGATTATTTGATTGGCGGCTTGCAGGATATGCCAAGTGTCAATATCCATGCGTCCGTCAATATCGGCAAAGATTGTGTATTTCTTATTCTCGTCGCGCTTCTTTTGCAGATTGGCGAATATCTTGCCGAGCTGTGGGCGCGTCTGATAATGAATGTTGAACGCCAAATCTTTGTCCTCGTCGAGAAGTTCTTCAAGGGCGAGGATAATGCGAATGGTAGTTAGGCGTTGCTGGCCGTCGATGACCTCGTACCAAACATTGTTGTCGGTCGGGCTATGTAAGCCGAGAGCGTCAACTTGTACCTGGTCCATTTGCTTTACTACAACAGGCTGCAAGCAGTAAAACGCACCTTGAGAGCGTTTGTCGTAGAAAAAGCCATAAAGGTCTTCGAGCAGTTGGCGTATTTGGGTTTCGCCCCAACGATAGCCACGCTGATAATCGGGGATAAAAAAGTTTTTATCCCTCAGCTCGGGTATCGAGCAGCGGTCTAACAAATTTATAGATTCGAGTTCAGCCATATATTATTATCTTCTATTTGCGTTATGTGATTGAAGCCTTACGGTCAAGACCTTGGGCTTGATTTACGAAAGCCCGGCGGTTAAACCGCAACGCCCTAATCCCAGTCGTCAAGTTGGTCTATGTCTATCTCGTCGGAGTCATACATTATTTTATCCTCCGAAGGCCCCATATACCAGGGGTCTTCGGAGTTCATCTCGCGGTATAGAAGTTCATCGTCGCTCATACCGAAATCGTTGTCATATTCTTCGTCGTACATAATTGCGTTATGGGATAGAAGCCTTACGGTCAAGACCTCGGGCTTGATGCTTGCACGATAGCCCGACGGCAGTGGCGCAACGCCCTCACTTAATCAATCTATCGTTGCAAAGAGTTTTAAGAATTGCTCAAACGCATTGCGGTGTGGATAAGGCAACGACCATACGAAGCAGTTGTTTAATTGTGGATTGTTAAACAGCCACCCGAAGAAGTTTTGAACATCATCCTCCGATGCAAGCGAATAAACATAGTCACGAACAGAAGGATATGTATAGTACCAACCACCGCTTCGCCACTGGTTTTCCAAGATGCTCTTTTTCTCGAAAGCATCAGGTATCAGCCTTAACATTCCTTGAATACCGTCGTCGAAAGAGTCGTTATCTTCTTCTACATCAACGCCTAATTCTTCAAGGTCAGTGCAATACCAATCGTCCAAGTCGTAGTAGTCATCTTCTTCCCAGTTGGATTTATGCTTATACACGACGAGGTGGTCTGAACCTGAATTGCTTAGGTTATTGACGAACTCTACACGATAGTCGTTAAAAATGGGAACCCAAGGATGTTCGTCGTTGTTCATTATCTCCAGGAGTTCTTCTTCAATGTCTTCGTTGTGCGGGAATGCGAACCAAGTAGTGGTTTCGCAGTCAACAGTTTGGCATTCAAATCTATTGCCGCCAACAATCTTGCCAATATTGGCTTTGACAATAAGATTGTCAGGAGTCTTGCCCATTTCAAAAATGTGCATGGCTTTCTTTTCGCCGAACAAGAATGACTTGGGGCTATAATTCATATCGATGTCAAAATCCATATAAGCATGATTGATGAATACATCACAGGCCTGTATAAATTCTTCATCGTCAATCTCGTGGACAAGTTCCCCTGATTTATATTCGCCCTTGGTTATATTATAATCGAGGTCGAAGTGAAGGAACTTGCCAGTTCTATCGGTTGCGTTGTAATCACAAGCGCCGAGGAAAACCTCTCCATTATTAAGGAAATGGAAACCGAATTTGCCTTTGAGAAAATGTTGAGGAACACCTACAAAGATTTCTCCATTCTTCTTTACGCTAATGGCACTTTTATTGAGCATACCACAATCCGAAAGAATTTTCTCCCAAAATATCTCAATGAGAGGTGTAAGGTTTACTTTCAGTTCGTTGTTCTCAAATACACCGAACTGAATTTTACCTTTGTCGACTTTCATACCCCAACCATTAATTGAGCCGTTCGATGCAATACCGACATACATCCAATCGTGATAGTTGAGATACGCGATACCATTGAGTTCACCATCTTGATACATACCCGATTCATTATGATCAGGGTATTTCATTATGCCCATTCCATGAGGCACATCCATATAGCCGTCGGTTTCTGTGGCACCACTATAAGTGACGCCCTCAGAAATCTCCATATTCTTTACTTCTTTCATTGTATTATCGAGTGAGGAAGTTGTGATACATATATGATTTTACTTGGTCTAATGTACCCAAGAAACTGCCATACGAAGTTTGGCTGAGAGCCTTATAGCATTGCTCTATAATGGCATCAACAGTATTCTTGGGAACATAGCCTGCATTGTTGAAGTAAGACTCCACCATGTTAAAAACATAAGCAGAGAAAATCTGCATTTCGTCTAACTGCTGACGAATACCGGGAATATTGTAATATTCTGTCAGCTCTTTTTTGAACACGGCAACCATATCGGGGAGTGCCGGAGTAGGTTGTAAAGAGGGATTGGTCGTGATTTTGAATGGATTGAAAGGTGCATTTTCAACCATTGTTGAAAACTTGTCTTTAGCCTGAGGCTTAGGCGCCGGGGCAGACTGCATTTGATTGACCGGCTTACGGCACTTTGAGCCTGATAAGGTCTCAAAGACTTTTGTCACGAAGTCAATGTCTGTCTGCATTGCTTTCATTTTATTACCCTCAGGCGTTCCGTCGATTTGAAGGTACAGAACACTTTGCAGCACATCAGACCAGTTGTCGGCGAGTTGCTTAATAGAACGCTGTCTATTGTAGGGGTCATTCATTGCGGCTGTAACAAGCGCAAAGTGTTTATTCATATCGTTGTCTACCAAGGTCGAGTAGTTGCCCAATTTGTAGGTGAATTGGTAGAGGTAGCCTATCATTCCTGCGTAGGAGTGCAAGGTAGACATCATTCGTTGATTTCTACCGCCTCCAGTAGATTTTAGCGTACTTGAGTCACGGAACAAGTAACTCATAGTAGCGATAGTTTTGATGACGCGCTCAAACTCGGCATTTGAGAAAGGAGCACGACTTGACGGACCAGGCTGTGGCTTGGGAGCCGGAGCTTGGTGCTGTGAAGAAGCAGGACGGCTTGTTTGCTGTTCCGGCTTCTTTTTCTTTTTGAAAAAATCGAAGATACCCATATAAGTAAAAGTTTATGTTTTATGCGTTATACGATTGAAGCCGTACGGTCAAGACCTTGGGCTTGATTTCTTTGCGGAGCAAAGCGTTGCATAGCAACGATAAACGAAAGCGCGGCGGCGGTGCCGCAACGCCCATAATATTATGCCGCAAGTTCCAATCGTTCCTTTATCAATTCTTTACATGCGACTAATCTTTTCATGAAGTTCTCGCGCATATCTATTTCATGCTCGTCTTTGCGGATTTGTTCTGACTTCTCTTCGACGGCATCGTAAATGCGTTTGAAGTCAGGGTGAGCGGTAAAATATTCTGCACGGATTTCATCGAAGTTGTACTTACCAGCTTTGCGAGCAGCCTCGATAAGTTTGTCAATCTTATCGAAGTGAACCTTGCCCCTCAATTTAAGGCGGTCACGTTCACGAACTTTCGGTTTCAAGACAACTTTACGACGCTTGATTTCCCTTTCGATTGCAGAGATTTTCAGCTTTAGATTGGGGAAGAAATCGACATTCAACTGCTTAATCTGCTCGATGGCTTCAAGAGCTTTAGGATAAGCAGGGGCTAAAACCTGTAACTTTTCGAGCAGTTCAAGTGCAGCGGAAAGTTTCTCTGCCTTGAATATGGTAGAAACTTCCTCAGGATAGGCGAAATATTCCTCCTTGTCTGACTTAAAGGCGTTCCGCACATATAAGAAGTTGTCTTCCTTATTGGGGTGTGCAAAGAACTCCCTTATGGTTTTCTTTGGTTGCTCCGAAATGATTTTTAGCCCGGCGACCATTTCATCAATCTCATTGCCTATCCATTTTGTAATGAAAGCGGTTTCATCTTGGATAGCAAGATTAGCCGTTTCAACGACAAAATCAAGGGCAACCTCCCAATTATCATGAGTTGGGCGATACTGCCGAGTATAGCGGTAGAACTCAATCATGTTAACATAGTAATACTTCACAAGTGCAGAGTATGGTAAGATGTCGATGCCCTTGTAGCTAAGGTTGATGTAATGGTAGGAGCTGCTTCCATAGCCAAAGTTACTTTTCATAAAGAAAAGAATGTCATCAGATATGGGATAGTTAAACGTAGTCCAGCCGATGTTTTCGGTGGAATACATTTTGATATTATTGTCCGCCTTGACCTTTCTAAGTTCTGTGTAATAGCGGAACGCTTTGATATATCGAACGGCGGCAATGATAAACTTCTTCTTTAGTCTATCCTTGCAACGCTCCTTGGCCGATGATATTTCATCGTCTAATTCTTGTCGCTGCTCTGCGGACAGTTGTGACTCGTCTTTTTTATCACAGTTAGACAAGAAGTTTGATATAGCACTTTCCTCTGCCTTTTTCAGCTTTTCCTTATATTCGCCGAAAGAGAGAATAGTGGGATATTCGGCGTGAGTTATAAAGGAACTGCTGTAACCATTAGGGGCGCAGTAGTTATATACCTCCTCGGAATTGCCCATAGGCATAAACCGCTGGAAGTAGTCTTGTAAGTCCATGACTGTACGATTGTCGTTTTCAGACATGGCTTCCAAGGTTTGCATTTCCTCATCGTAAAGTTTGGGGATAGGCAAACGGTTGTACTCCAGCAGTCCGGCATTATTCAGAGATACTGTACCGATAAAGTCAATATTGATGGTTTCGCTCATTGGCACTAATGGGGGATTTAGTCGAGGTTACTTTCAATGTCGGTTACTGATACCATTGTGGCGAATACATACATCGCCACGATGATATGGATAGCTGCCGGGAGCTGTGCTTCGGGAAGCACGGGGGCGGCGTGGGAGTCTGCATTGCGCCACTCGTAGAGCATATCGTAGTATTGCTTGAAGTTGGAGTAGCGGTCATCGGGGTTACGATACAGACCGCGCAAAGTATCGAATTGGCGCACGATGTCAACGAAGCCACTGCGGGGATTGTCGCCGACAAACTCGCGTCCCTCGCGCAAGAAATAGATCTTGCGCAGGAAGGCTTCGTACTGAGTGACGAGGGTGCGGAAGCGGTCGCGCTTTTCTTCGTCGCGTGATAGCTCAGCTCGATAGATGAAGTTGAGTGTGCGACGCAGCGAGTTGTTCAGGCCGTCGAGGTTGTCGGTGGTTTCGGCATTGACAACCTTGAAGAAAACGTGCAGCACTTCGTCAAGGTCGCGGTAGTAAACTCCGCAGAGTTTCGAGAAGTCATTTTCCAAGTCGGCACGCATCTTTGCGATGAGTTCCGTCTCATCATAGGGCGGGTTAACTCGGCTCATGATGTCGTGGAAAATGGCGTGATAGACCTTGCTCTGCACGTTGTCCTGGTTCATCCAAAAGCGGTTTGTCAACTCGTTGGAGGCATCGGTAACGTGAGTGAAAGCATCCCTTGTGGCACTTTCAACGCTTTGGAAGGCAACATCCTCGTCGCTGTTGAGAGCAGCGTCAAGCACGGTATCGTCGCTTGCGACAGCGGCAACGACCTTTGCATACTGCATACGGGCGAGGTCTTCTTCCTTGAAGTCTGTGTTGCCCCAAATGGAGTTGAAGTCATCTACGATTTTGCTCACATATTCCATTTGCGGCTCCATGACGCCAAGTATGGCTGCTGATGTAGGGATAGGCTCTATCTCGACATTTTCATCTTTGAGCTTGATGTCCTGTGTGCCTTGGTTCTGCGAGCGATAGCTTTGATAGCTGACTGCCTCAATCAGACCTTCGGTGAAGTCCTCCAACTTCAGCGCGGGCAGTTTGCTGACGACAAAGCGATAGAATGTGGCTTTCTTCTGCCAGTCGAGGGAAACTTCCGGCAATATCGTGACGAGAAATTCGTAGGTACGCACAAATTTCTTCATTGCGCTCTTGACAGTGATTTTCTGATCATCGCTTTCAAGAGCCTCGAAACGCTCGCGCACAGTGTCGAGTATCGGGTCGAGCGTGGGTCGGTCTTCCCCTGCCCAAAAGCGAGCGTTGAAGTCCTCGACCTGCGCGGCGGTATAGATGTGGGCATCTTCAATTACCTCGATAAGGTCGTTGAGTTTGTTGGGGTCAGTTTCCCCTGCAAGAAGCGTTGTGCGGTAGTAACGCTGGAAATCTTCTTGCACTTCGTCGATGGTGTTGACGAAGTCTATTACAAAGGTCTTCTTGCCGGGCTTGGCTCGGTTGAGGCGTGAGAGCGTCTGAACGGTCTTCACGTCGTTAAGTGGCTTGTCGACGTACATGGCGCAGAGAAGCGGCTCGTCATAGCCAGTCTGGAACTTGTCGGCGACAATGAGGAAGCGGTAGTCGCCGCGACGGAACTCTCTTTCGATTTTTGCCGAGGGGAAACCGTTAAGCGAGGCTTCGTTTACTGTTACACCGTCGATGACCTTATCACCCGAAAAGGCTATCATTGCCTTGTAGGGAGAGTTGCGCTGACGCAGCTGTCGAGATATTTCTTTGAAATACTCGATTGCGCGTTCTATTCCGGCGGTCACGACCATTGCGCGAGCTTCACGGTCGAGCAATGAAGCAACGGTATCGTGGAAGTGGCCGACGATGATTTCGGACTTCTTTGCAACGGTTTCGGGACGTGACTCCACCCAGTAGCGCAGTTTCTTCTGCGACTGCTTCTTGTCAAATTCGGGGTCGTCCTCTGCCGCTTTCTTGATGCGATAGAAGCTCTGATAAGGTGTGTAGTTTTTGAGCACATCAAGTATGAAGCCCTCCTCGATGGCTTGCTTCATCGAGTAGTTGTGATATGGGCGGAACTTGGTGTTGCCCTCTCCGTCGATGTACGGTGTGCCGAAGGCTTCGAGGGTCTTGTTCTTGGGAGTCGCGGTAAAGGCGTAGAAGTTTGCATTTGGAGCCAGCTGTTTGCCCTCGACTACCTCTTTGAGGAACACGTTAAGACCGTCCTCATTATCTTCGATGACTGCGCGGTCGCAGCCAAGCCCCGACAGTACGCGGTTCAAGTCGGTAGCCATGCTGCCCGACTGACTGCTGTGGGCTTCGTCGATAATAATGGCAAAGCGCTTGTTCTTCATCTCCGTGCCGATTGCTTGCATGATAATCGGGAATTTGTGCACGGTAGAGATGATGATTTTCTTTCCGGCTTGAAGTTCCTCTTTGAGGGTCGAGCTCTTGTCAGCCCAGCCAACGATGCTTTCGTTGTCGACGAACGCCATTATGTTGTTCTTGATCTGCTTGTCAAGATTAACGCGGTCGGTGATGACAAGGATTGAGTCGAACAGCGGAGTCGTGGCGTCGATTTTGAGGTTACTGAGTGCAAAAGCGAGCCAAGTGATTGAGTTGCTTTTGCCCGAACCAGCCGAGTGCTGTATGAGGAACTTCTTGCCTACCTGCGCATCGCTGCTGTCGGCAACGAGTTTCTGCACTACATCGAGCTGATGATAGCGAGGCCAAATACATTTTTCGGTAGCCTTGCCTGTTTCCTCGTCTATCTCGGTGATGACTTGGGCAAACTGCTCTATGATGCGGCTTAACTGACGCTTTGTGAGTATATCATGCCACAGATAGTCAGTTTTCAAGCCATTGGGGTTTACGGGATTGCCAGCTCCGTCTTGGCGACCGAGGGGGTCAGACGGATCTTTCAAGCCCTTGTTGAAAGGCAGGAACCAAGACTTGGTGCCTTTCAATTCGGTACACATCATTATCTCCTGGTCGTCTACGGCGAAGTGAACGGCGCAACGCTTGGGAGCGAAAAGCAGTTCTTTGGGGTCACGGTCGTGCTGATACTGAAAAACAGCCTGAGCAGCATCCTGCTTGGTGAGGTTGTTTTTCAACTCCATTGTTATAATCGGCAGACCGTTGATGAACACAGCAACGTCGACCGACTCCTTCGGGGTCTTGCCGGAGAAATGGAGTTGACGGATAACGGTAAAGCGATTGGCCTCATATAGACGCTGCGCCTCGACATTTGCCATGTCGGGTAGCGGATAGTAGAGGTCGAAGTGATTGATGCCGTGGTCTACACCTTTATTGAGCACTTCAAGCACACCGCGCTTCGTTATCTTGTCTCGCACACGCTCAAAGAACTGGCGCTTCTTGGCAGGGGTGGCAAATATGCCGCTCTGCTCAACGGTGCTACGCTGGGTAGCATTGAGGAAGGCTTCGAGCCTTGCGGTGTCGAGGCCGTATGTTGTATTATAGTCGGCAGATACGCCCTGCTCATAACCGTTGGTGTCACGGAGGTAATCAACGATTATTGTTTCGAGACCCTTTTCTGATGTGTCTGTGCTCATTATGTAGACGATTTAGAAGATTTACGATGCAAAGTTAAAATTGACTTGTGCACTCATTGTGCAAAGGTCGAAGATTTATTCTCTGACATCAATTTTACCTGTTACTGCATCGGAAATCATGCGCTGTTTATACTCTTTCAATAAGCCGATTTGCTTTTCAATATCGGCTTTCATTCGGTCAATCTTTGCCGTTTTAGCATCGAGATATTCAACAATGGCTCGCTGTTCATCAAGTGGCGGAAGAATTATTGGGCAAGCTGTTAGAATATCTTGGCGAAGATTTATTCTAATGAAGCCATGGGAATTGTTGTCAATGTAAGTTTTACATGCCGGTGTATTCATAAGATAACACAAGTATGCAGGCGTAACTTTAGGATTAGTAACCCTAAAACCTTTACAAAAGCTGTTTAGGTAAACTGGTGTGTTCATTTCCAAGGCATAGAGCGAGCATTTGCCTATTCCGTTGAAGTCCTCTGAACTCATCAAAAATAGCAAGTCGCCATTGAGCACTTCGTTCTGCTGCTCATTAGGCTGGACTTTGACTTTAGCCATTTTATCTTTACGAATACGCGAGTTGTTAAAGATATTTGTGAATGGCACAAATAAGGCGAAATCATTATCATCTTCGTCTATTTCAAAGTCCTTGCCTGACTTCCCCGAAAGACCGCTGTAAATTGAGCCGCAATTTTTGAGGCGCAGCAGTTCCCAGTGAGCAGGGATAGAGCCAATCCAGTCGATGCCGGAGTCGCGGAGCGGTGCATCGGGGTTCAAGCCACGGGTTACGGCACGAGCGATCTCCGCTGCTCGGAGTTCGTTGAGGGCTGTAACCATTCGCTCTTGCTCGGCGATGTAACGGTCAATCTTCTCCGATTTCTCGGTAATAAACCGCACTATCGCCTCCTGCTCCGCTATAGGGGGAATAGGTATATTTTGTACAGCAAAGGTCTCAAACCTAAAGTCTGAGGATCTTTCTCTTATACCTCTATACAAGGATTTAATAAACCCTGTTTTTGCCATTTCTCTAAGGACATGACAAAAATATGAGTTATTTGCGACCGTACTATCCTTAGGGTTGCAGCAAATATATACTGGAGTACCTTTGCCGTCGGAATCAGATATTCCGATAGACCCAGCAAAGGCATCCATTTGGTGAATAACCAAATCTCCTTTACGAATGCCTTGATAGCCGATTTCTTTAAGAGACTCTGTAAATCCTTCAGTCCTTCTGTTTTTACGAAGTGTAACTTGACCGTCTCGGAAACAAGTTATAACTTCATCTGAGTCTCTAACCGAACGAGCTTCTCGGTAGAAAATATTTTTTGCTCGTTCTGTCTTCCAATGGCTCGGTATCTGCCCAATCCAAGCGATGCCGGAGTCTTTATATGATGAGTATGGTTTCATTATTCGTTGCCTCCTTTGGGTTGATTTATTTGCCAATGGCCGCTTTTGTCGCTTCCAATTCGAGTTAATACCCCGCGACTTACCAACGACTTTATATGCACCCTCACGGTCTCTCTCGAGCATCCAATCTTTTGAGCCAAAGCCTCGTATGTGAGAGATGGATTTTTGGCCAGTTCATCCAAGATTGCACGTTGTTTTACAGGCAGATTTACAGGCAGATTTACAGGCAGATTTACGGGCAGATTTTCTGTACCTGTCTGCATATTATCTTCTTCCTGATGATGATAGTCGAGGTGCATAAATCTGTTTTTCAGCGGGTAATTAGTCCCGAGAATAATGTTTGAGAGAAACCGTTCAAGATATTTATAATCGGCCGTAATGCCATTTCGCAGGTCGTTGAAGTTAGCCCTGACGAGTGCGTTGCGGAAATACCATGAATGCTCTCTAAACGGGGTGTTGTCAAGCGGGAAGCCTTTCTCTCTAAGGTATTTGATGAGAAATACGGCAGTGGTGCGTGTGTTGCCTTCGCCAAAAGGGTGAATCTGCCACAAGTCGGCAATAAAGCGAGCTATGTGTGCGATAAGAGCCTCTTTTGATAAGCCCTTATAGCTAAAGGCCTTCTCTCGGTCAAGATCGTATTCCACGGTAGCGCGCAATTCGCTTGCCATCCCGTAGATCACAGTCGCTCCACGCAACACCCATTCTTTTTTTGTTATGTCGTAATCGCGAAATTTGCCGGCATGTTTGAAAACGCCTTCAAATATACGACGATGTATGGCGGCAAGGCCCGAAACAGAAAATGTGAACGAAGGCTCGGCCAAAAGCACATTTATATTGGCTGCGGCACGGTCGGCCTCCTCAACATTATTTTCGACAGCTTCTCTTGAAGAAAGGTTCTGATAATAGCTATTGATTAGGTGTCGCGCCTGCTCAACGGTGATTTCCCCTTCGATATTGCGAATTGCAACATCGTTGAGATAGCCGGAAGTCTGCAAACCGTCGACCTTCTGCAATCCGATGGCCGTAGACCAGTTTTGAGCCTTTTGGGCTTTCTCCGGCTCACCATAGCGTATATATGATTCGTAGTCTATCATAGCTGATTATTTAAGACCAAGGATTTCGTGTAACAAGCCGTCGGTCGCCGATTCGACAGCGAGAATGTCGGCGGTAATATCTTCGATTGAACGTAGTTCTACGGGCTTGTAGAAATACTTGGTGAACGAGAGTTCGTAACCGATGACGGTTTTCTTGGGGTCAACCTTGGCATCGGGAGTGTAAGGAAGCACCTCTTTCTCCATGAAGCCCTCTATGCCGCCGGGATAGAGCAAAGGCACTTGCTCGGTGTCTTTGAGCGGCTTCTTGGGATTTTCAGGATTGGGGCGTACAACCGTGATTTGCCAGTAGCCGAACTCGCGGTTGTCAAATATTTTTGACTGCTCGTTTTCCTCGAAGTCGGTAAGTAGTTCGAGAATTGCCCGGCGCTGGTCGGGGCCAACCTCGCAGTTTTTGTTGCCGAGATTCTTGCGAAGCGGCGCAGAAATCTTGGTTGCGTCGATGAGCTGCACCTTACCTTTGCGGCGAGCCTCCTTGCGGTTGGTTACAATCCAAACGAAAGTGCCGATGCCGGTGTTGTAGAACGAGTTTTCGGGCATAGCAACGATAGCTTCAAGCATATCGTTCTCGATGATATAACGGCGCAGGTTGCTCTCGCCGCCTCCGGCGTTGCCAGTAAAGAGTGACGAGCCGTTATGCACCTCGACGATTCGAGTGCCGATTTCCGACTCTTTCATTCGGCTTACATTGTTGGCGAGGAAAAGCATCTGCGGGTCACCGATGCCCGGCACGAAGTCGAGCAGCGTGCCGTCAATAGTCGGCTTGAAGCGAATGTCGGTGATGTCTTTCTTCTGATTTTCTTTCAAGCCCCAGTTTTCGAGGTCTCGCTTCCAGGGAGTACCGAACGGGGGATTAGAAATACAGAAGTCAAACTGCTTGTTGGCGTGACCGTCCTGCGATATGGTAGAGCCAAAGGCGATGCGGTTGCGGCGCTCGCCTTGGTAGGTATATTCAAAGTTGTCTATCTGCTCGGAGAGCATGAGGTCGGCCTTGCAAGTGGCAAAGGTGTCGGGCTGCAACTCCTGACCATAGAGATTGGTGCGAACACGCAACCCACGCTCGGCGCTTATCTTGCTTATGCGGTCGGCAACAATCGAGAGGATGCCGCCGGTGCCGCAAGCGCCGTCGTAAATCTCGTATGTGGAGTTTTTGAGCTGCCCTGCTATGGGAAGCACTGCAAGGTCGGCAAGCAAGTTAACGTAGTCGCGGGGCGTAAAGTGCTCTCCTGCCTCGGTCACATTGTTTTCCTCGTTGAAGCGACGTAGCAGTTCTTCAAAGAGTGTGCCCATTGTGTGGTTGTCGAGGGCCGGCAATATCTCGTTGCCGTCGTTGTCAACTACGGGTGTAATGCCGAGGTTGATGCGTTCATCGGTAAACTTTTCGATGATCGCACCGAGGCGTCCAACCTCGTTGAGCTTTTCGGCGTGGTGCATGAGGTCGAACTTGCCGATGATGTCCTGAACATCGTCGCTAAAGCCATTGAGGTAGGCGCGGAAATTTTGAAGCAGACGAGCCGAGTTAGGCTCGCCACGAAGCGACTTCATTGTGTAGGGCGACACATTGAAGTAAGGTAGTCGAGTGATTGATTTCAATAACTCGTTACGGCTCGCTTCGGGGAGGTTCTGCTGCTCGAAAAGAGCCTTGCGTTCAAGCACCTGCTCTTTTGTGGGTTCGAGCAGGATGTCAAGGCGGCGAAGCACCAACATCGGCATGATGATTTCCTTATACTTGCCTTTCTCGAAGGCTTGCACCAACACATCGTTGGCGATGTTCCAAAGGAACGAAAAGAGTTGATTATATTGCGACTGGTTCATATATTATTCGGATTTGTTTGTTTCATACCAAAGTTTCTTCACGCCCGTTTCTGTTTTGCATTCGAGGGCAAAATCAACAAACCACCTAATAAGGTCGATTGCAATGTGGAGGACGGAACGCAAGATGTTTGCGTTCTGAACAGTGGTGACGTAAGCATCAACACCGAGTTTTAGGTCGCCTTTCAGATGACTGCCGTCCTGAGTAATATCGAGGTAATACCATAATGCACGAGCCAACGGCTTAGGCATTATTCTTTTTGTATGCTTATAGTCATCGTTTTTGCCCTGCAAGAACTTGCTCATTTCGTTTAGCTCCTCGATAGGTGGCAGTATGCCCCATTCCTTACCCACGTAGAACATTGCTTCGACAATTTTGCGAGCGGTATTGAGCATTTCTTGAGGTCTTTCGGACTCGAAATCCCATCGATTGTCAAAACTGCGAATAAGATTAGTCCTTATAAATTTTTCAGCATTTACCGCAGGGATGATGCTGTCAAGCATCTTTGCATAACGGATTTCTGCGGAGAAGTTATTATCAACGCAAAATGCAGTGGTTTTGCGAGCATCAACGTCTTCGCATAAACGTTTTAAGAGTGCGGGCAGATTATCAGTCTCGCTTATATCTTTATGGTAGATAATGTCGAAATTTTCCAAATCTCGTTGTCTTGCTATTTCATTTATATCCTTACGCCCAGTATAAAGATATACTGGGATTGTCGGATAGCTTGACATCACTTCGATTACAGTTCTTAGCCCGTCTATATCACGTTCTTTATCGCTATCGAAATCTTCATGTGGGAAATTTGCATCTGTTATGACCGCATCTATACGATAGTTCCATAAATCTTTTATAGCGGCCTTAAAGGATTTTCCATTTGGGCAACCTCTCAACACTTTAATGTTGAAACGCTTGAAAAATTGTTGGTATTGAGCGTCTTTGATGAAGCGCATGACTTCATCGTCTGCCCAAATGATGTTATATGTATAGTTTTCCATACTCATCGATTTGCGGGAATAAAGAATAAGAAAGTTGTCTTGCCATCGGTGGCATCTGTCAGCAAGTCCATATCGCCTCCGAATGACTTGCAGATATTGTAGACCTGTCTACCGCCAAGCCCAGATGTGCCGGTTTCCTTATTGAACTTACCAGCTGTGATGTAGTCGTCAATGGTGAAGTCTTCCGGGAAAGGCTTGCCATTGTTGGTGACATCAAGCAAGATTTTGGGCTCGTCGGAGTCAGCATCAATTAACTCGACGCTGATGTCAACATAGTTCTCGTCAGAGTATTTTCTGCGGAAGCCATGCTTATCAGCGTTGCGTAGCAATTCGTCAAGCATAACCGTGAGGGCGGTTTCGTTGCCGACGATATAGGTTCCGGGGACAATGCTGAAAGATAGTTTCAGCTCGAAGTTCTTTGACCCATAGTTGTTCCACTTGTCAACGTAGGTCTTGAAGAACTTTTCGACATCAATCTTCGACTTCTTGGAAGTGTCGATTGTTTGACAGTTAAGGTCGATCAATCGGCTAACATAGTCGAGATTATCTTTGAGATAATCGAGGGATTGTTTATAATCCTCGTTATCGGGAAGATACATTTTCAAGTTCTCGATAGCAACAGAGATGTTGCTAAAAGGAGAGCCTAACATGTGGCGCAGGTTGCTCACCACTGAGTAAATGTCTTTGCGACCTTCGTCTGCCAAGTAGGCTTTGGAGTGCAAATCCTTTATTCGGTCGTACTCTTCCTGGAGCAGACTTAACTGCTTGTCACGCGGAGGGACTGGCACTAAGATTTCCTTAAGTGCGTCCGGGCTGATGCGAGGGATAGTAACACCTGTGCGCAGGTTGTCAAGCTGCAAAGTGATGTAGTCGCTTTTCAGCGTAAGCAGCAGATAATCGCGCAGCACTTCGTCACCCTTTACAACAACATTGACTGCTTCCGAAGATGCGACAATGCTGGGGTTGTTGTCGGCTTTCAGATCATCGACAACATACCTATATTTCAGCGAGCTGTGAGCAAGCAGGAATATAACCATAGAGTTAGGCTCGACCTCAATACCACGTTTTAAGGTGGTCGTATTGCAACTTGACAGCGACACGCTGAAATCCGAAACGTATTCGGTGCTTCGAGTAGGTGCCGTTATGAAGTAACCGGATATGTCGCGTTTAACCCTGCGAGGCAGAAATTCAACTAACTCACCTAACGGAATAGTGGGATATTCCGATTTAGGTAGTTCCTTACTAAAGCCAATCTGTTGAAGATTGACGTCGGGCTTTTGAATCAACTCGGCATAGGGAACGCTTTTGCCGTATTTGAGGTTTTGCTGTTCGATGGCTTCAAGAGCAGAGCGGTAAGAGAACTTACGCACATACTCGTCTGATGCCATGAGCGAAGAAAAGTCCAAGAATATCATATTCTCGTTGCTTTTCTTTGTAAGGCAAAGAACGCAAGCCTTGGCATAATGCTGTGTGTAGACAGGCGGCAAAATCATTGCAGAAAGAATTTGCTGACGTTCAACCAGCTTTCGGCGGATTTCCCAGGTGCGTCCATTCGCAAAGAGGAACGAAGTTGGAAGTATGGCAATGAGATGCCCGTCTTCTGTGAGTTTATTCTCGACAGCGTCTTGGAGTGCGGTAAACCCAGTGTTACCTTCGGCATCCCTGAGCATGAAAGGCGGCATCATCAAGATTGTGCCGTATTTCTTTGTCGGGTCCTTCAACTCGTCGAAAGAATTGGCACACTGAATATCAGCGTCCAAATCATTCGCGAAGATGTTGAGTTGAGCAACAGCCCATACATGAGGGTTGATTTCCTCGCCTACATAATGGGCTTTATGTTGTGAGAACTGAATGTGGGTGCAGTAACCAGCAAAGGGTGTATAGATGGTTTCCTCCTGGTCTGCCTCAAAGAGAGAGTTGATGAACGACGATATTTCACGCGGCTCGGAGAATATGCCGTCGTTGGGAGTCCTTATTATACCCCAGTCGGTAAAGATGAAGCGTTCAAGAGCGTACTTCATCACGTTCTTGTAGTTCTTGAGCAGAACTTGCAGGTCAGGATCGCCAAGAACGAGCTGTATCTTTTGGCTCATTTCTTCTCGCAGAGCAGAGCATATTGACGAGAACCATTCGGGTCTTGTCTTGTCGAGTTGTTGCTCGGTAGCAACATACTCGAATAGAGATGCGGCTAATTTCAAATAGCCCGGAAACAGTACGGTGCTATTTGTGTTCTTGAAGAAAGTATCGATTACCTTCAGTTCGGTGTCGCTCAGCAGTGCAGAAGTCTTTGCCATAATGAAACAGATTTGGGGTTAAACTTTCTTAGACGATGCAAAATTATATAGGACTTGTGCACTCATTCTGCAAAGGTTGAATATTTGTTTGACAAATTATTTACCGATGCAGCAATTTTATCTCTAAACCATTGTGGAGAAATAACTTCCACTTGGTCGCCAAAAGAATAGATGACTGCTTCGAGTTCTCGGTTGGGTATCACTGAAATTTGCACGATGCAATTATCGGGGTCTACAAATTTCATTGAACCATGCAAGGGTTTGGAAACAATATAAGGATAACGCTCCGGGGCGAATTTCAAAATTATATTCTCCACTGGAGCGTCCTTGATTGTCACGCCAATAACGTCATCGAAATATTCCTCGAAGTCAATATTTTCATTATCAATATATTCTATACCAACAGGAGAAAACTCCTTGATGCGGTCAAGAGGAATATTAGTTATTGTGCGGTATTTGTCATTAAGCCCGAATAAGAACCAGCGGTTGTTATACTGCTTAATATAATAAGGGTGAATACGCCAAACCCTTTCTGAGCCATCGAATTTTTGATATACGATGCGTAAGGGTTGCTTATTCACGATGGCGTTAAAAAGGTCAGACAGGTGTCGGTTGGCAGAGTAATCTATGTTCTGCTCAAAACCGATAACGCTTCGACTTTGACCTTTTAATGAGAAGCGGTCTTCGAGTTGAGATAGCAATTCTGCCATCCACTCGAACTGAGGCATACCTTTGAAGCGATTGAGCATAAAGATGGTCTCTTTCAGTTTGTCAATTTCCTCATCGGTAAGTTGTTGACTTTGAGAAATAGAAAAATCAGGGTCGCGATATTGAAAATATTTCTTCCTGCCGTCAGGAAGCCTATCAATATCTACGCCCCATTTTTCTTCTATAAAGTCAAGGTCTTTGTAAATCTGGCGTTTGTGAACCGGCTCGGCTTTCTCGGAGAAATCTTTAAGAGCCTCACAACAAGCCGCAACAAGGTCGTCGATATAATATCTTTTATATCGGTTACGCAAGCATCTATCGAGGGCTTGGTATCTTATGAGTGCGTTCTTGTTTGTCGCCATTATATGTCGAACTCCGAAACTATCTCTGCGAGGCCGACCAAAGCCTATCAGATAGTATCGGAGTCCCGTATATCGTGATTAGAAGTTTTCAGTGGGTCATTTCGCAGAAAGTATTGCAACCGCAAAGTTAACAACTTTTTACGGATTAACCAAGATAAACCTTTGATTGACCGAAGAAAAGTTATTAACAGTGCAGCATGGATGCAAAGGTGCGACAACGGGTGTGCAAAAAAAATGGAGCACACCCTTGTTAAATTGTGTTATTTGTTGGTTACTTAAAAGCCGCGTCAACAGCTCTTGTTATAGCTTGCCTTATGTCATCGGCTTCGGTCGAGCCTTGACCCTCAGCGGTGGTTGAGCAAATAATCTTATGCTCTTTTGCCGTAATGAACTGTATTGTTACTTCAATGGTATATCCTAAATTTAGGTTGCGTCGACCGCTTTCTCCATAGTTAACAATAAGGGTCTTCTCGGCAATTTCAGGTGTTATCTCAGGAACCTGCACATAGCCACGTTTGAAAAGTAAGCCCGCAACAACTTCTGAGGGGTTTACGCTTTTGGTCGTTGATGACCCGTAAACACCATATTGATTGCCATAAGTGCCACCAGCGCTTGATGTCAATTCTTTTGTAGGAGTGATGTAAACGTAGGTGTAATCACTCAGCCTACCATTTTCAGAATAATTGTTGACTATTGGGGCTTTGAGCGAGCCACAACTACAAAACAGGATTAAGAACGTTGTTAATACAACGATATGATTTACAATTCGCCTCATCTGCATACTATCATTATGAATTAGTATGCAAAGTTAGATAAAATTATTGAAATTGAATTATAAAACGCCTGAAATATTGTATGTTGATGCAGAATGTTGGGGGAACTTCTCGCAACCGATGTAGAGAGTATCGAAGGCATCGGTGCCGTCGGTGCGGTGTTCGAGCAAGTCCTCCTCGGACTCGGCGAGTTTTTCACCGCCTTTGTCCTTGCGGAAGCCGTTGCGACCGCGAGTGACCCCGGCGGCTTGGATTGCGAGAATGAGGTCGTCGTTGTTCTGACGGTTGAAGAACGGCATGAGGCGCTGCTTCCCGGCGAAGCCCTGATTGATGAGAAGGTATTTCTCATCGTGGCGCATCGGGTTTCCGATGTAGACGGCTTCGACCTGCCAGCCGTGCCGTTCAAATTCGTGTGCGATGACCCAACGGAAGTCCTGCTCGTTGACGGCATAGTTCGAGCCGAGGGCGGTAGCGTCGTAATAAAAGACCACGGTCTTGTTGCGATGCTCCGCATAGTAGCGGCAGAAGTCGTCAACGAGTGCCGGTATCTTACGCTCGAACTTGACATAAAAGGACTTGATGACATTGAGCCGACGGCCTTTTGGCTGTCCGGCGACAATCCAGTTGATGTTTGCATTGTAGTCCATACCGATGCAAATGGGCGCATCAGGGTCTACATCCGCATCCGCGGCTGAGGAATTAGGAAATAGGAATTGGGAATTAGAACTGTCTCCTGTACCCTGTGTACTGTTTCCTGCAAGCGAACTTCTGAATACCTCATCAAGGTATTCAAAGTTGCTTGCGTCATATTTGTGCGCCTCTTTCATCGACGAATAAAAACCGTCCTTGGCAATTCCGATCCTCTGACATAGTATAGAGGTTTGGAAAGTCAAGGGCGTAAGGTCGCGCTTCATCTGCTTTATGTAGTTCTCGCCAAGCAGTTGCAGGTTTTCAATCGAGGAATACTCCCGATAGTAAACCGCCACGGAGCGCATCTTGTTGAGGGAAGTGTCAAGGCGACGCAGGTAGCCTTTGAGATATGGAGGCACTTGCTCGCCGCGAGCATTCAAAGAACGTATGCGTTCTTTCGTTCGCCATATCTCATAGACGGTTCCCTCAATGGTTTTTATGAGTTCGGCGTCCATTTTGTCGCGGTAATGCAGGAACCAGCTCCCCTTTTGCGTCTGCGGCATATCGCTCAATATCATAATTGAATGATTAAAGGAGTGCTTGCCAAAGTACGACTTGATGCCGCCGTTTGCAGGGAGCGTTTCGTCTTTCAGTTTTTGGTAGTCGATGAACTTTGCTTCGTCGACCAGGAGCCAAGAGAGCGTGAGCGAGTTCGATGAGCCGGGGCGGTCTTGGCTGATGATGACGGCGATTGAGCCGTTGTAAAAACTGATGACGTGCTCATAGTCGTTAGGCTCGATAATGGGGCGCTTGAACGACTTGGGCGGTTTCCTGCCGACAACGTAATGAACGCCGGAGAGGAAGCCCCAGCGTTTCCACGCCGCCAACAACCCCGGCAATGTGTTGGTAAGACCGTGCTTGAAGGTAGGCACCACAATGCCGCCTGTCGAGCCGGGCATACGCTGCATATTTCGCAGGACGAAAGGTGCAGCTATGGAGTCGGTCTTACCCGTGCGTCGCCCAGCGACGATGACGGTGGTGTTGGCGCCGATTAACTGTGTTAATCTTTGGGGCTTATTGAAATATATCTTTTTCTCGCTCATCGTCGTTGTCGGGTGTTTCATTGGGGAATAGCGTAGGAAATTCGAGGTCAACTTCCTCGAACTGCACATCTTCGATGTCAATGGTTTCGGCACGATACTTTTGTATCATAGCCGAAATCTTATCTTGGATATTTGGGATTGGCTCGATGCCGAGGACACGCGGGTCGTCGGTAGCCGTGAACGGCTGAGGCACAATCATGTCATACGGCATAGCCTGTTCGTCCTCGATGTCGATGCGGTTGTGCTTGGCGTATGATGAAGCGGCTCGCTCCATAGTCTTCGTGTCCTTGCGCTTCTCGGCCATTTTGTAAGTGGCGAGTATCATCTCGTTAAAGCGCCAACGGTGGAAGTCGCGGCTCGTGGTCGCAAGCGTCGGGAGCAGCGTCTTGACGATAGCCAGGTCGGCGTATGCCGTGACCTTGCTGATGTCGTGGCGTTGGCAGAGTTCAGCGACAAACTCGCGGTCGGTACCGTCGGGGTTTGAGATGAACCAGTTATACATTTCCCGAATACGCAAAACCTTATCCACAAGGACTTGCGGATAACGCTCTTGCAACTCGGACTCTCGCGTAAAGAGGTCGGTACGGCATATTTCAAGTGCGGAGGGCGTCGGCATATAAAAACGGCTTGGTTACTGCAAAGGTAGCCAAGCCGTTATATGCTCGAAAAGACGAGGTTAATTGTCTATTGCTGTTAATCTTCCGTTTTCAAAATAGAGGTAAGAACCAAGGCCGTAAACCCATTGTTCGTGAACCCCCCAACTCCCTGAAGATTTATTTATATCAGAAGGAGAACCCCAAGCCTCACGACACATTTCTTTGGTAAATCCTAATTTCACTTTACCTTGAATTATCAAGTTACCATTAGTCCTTCCATATTTTCTAATCATTGCGGTTTCCCAATTACGACGTTCTTCTTGTCGCTGAGTAAATTCTCGGTAGTCTGTAAAATTCCCTTTATAATATCTTGCAAATGCATTAGGAATTGAGTCAGAAGTTAAGATATAACTTAGACCTTTATATCCTGGAGCTTCTACAACCCCAATATCTTTTATTGTCCAAATGTGATTTTCAGGAATTTGTTTCAGAGGTTCACCATCTTCTAAATTATAGACGATATACTCTCCACCAAGAGAACGATTTTTAGGATAACGATTGACTAAGTAGTTCCCTATATTTATTTCGCGCTGTTTGGCAAAATATCCAAGAATAATAAAATCGCTAACATATAGCGAGCCTGTGTTTACAAGTTTGCCAAAACTGTATTCATCATTAACAAATCCCACACTTAAATAGTGAGGGGTATTGTATTTCTCATTTTGCACGACCAAATAAAAATATGTCGTTTTATACATGGATGTTCCACCCTTTATCGAGTCAACACCAATTATGTCAAAGACTTCATTGTCAAATGCGCCTTTACGAGAACGATAGACTGTAAATCGAGTGTCTGGGTTTACAACAATATTATTGTTGCCAAATTCGCTCGGTTTTGAAGAATATAGCGTCGGCCCAGTTTCTAAATCAGAATTAGATACTTTGGGTAAAACTTGCACTTGTTGACCAATTAGGGATGGTATATTATTGCGTGTTATATTTGATAGACTATCATACGGTAGTATGATTCTTTCTTGAGGCTTTGGAGTCACACTATAAGAAGTTACCTGCCCCCAATGAAGCAAGGTTACGCAACAAAATACTATGAGTAATAAGATTTTTTTCATATATGCCAAATTTGCCACAAAGTTACGAAAAAAATCTGATTTTCGGCACATTACTCGTCATCTTCCATGTCGAGCAGGTTGCGGTGCGCATTCTCGATAGCGAGAGGCGAACCCACCTGCGCAAGCATCATCTCCTGTGTGTGGAGTTTGACCTTGGAGGCAGCCTTGCCACGGCGGTAAGCCTTGCTTACGTCCGTTGTGCGGTCGGCTATGTCCGAGCGCAGCACATCGGCAGGAATATCGAGTATTACTGCGATGTCGGATATTTTCAAGTATATGCTTGCAAATTTTTCAATCTGCTCTAAGTCGCTGGTCGAATAATTCATTGAGCGGTACGGAATGATTGGTTATTAAATCGTTGACTTGGGCGTAAAGCCCGGCAAAGATTTCCGGGTCGGTGCTGATGAAAGCCGACTCGGCACGATTGCCTCGCGTGAGGTTTTGGGAAGTTACGACCGAAACACAATCTCCGGCCTCGGACTTAACCAACAATATCTTGCTGTGATTGTCAGCAAGATAGGTGCGCTCTATAACTTGGGTTATGAAAGCCCACAGTTTGAGCGTCTTGTTGGTCGCCTTGTGGTCGAGGACGAGGTTTATGCGGCTGACCTTGTTGCCCTTGCAAATGAAGAATAGGCGCCGCAAAAACTCCTCGGAGATTGAGAAAGAAGTCTGCCATACCTCGGCAACGCCGACCTGCGACAATATCCATTCTAATATGTCGGCAACCTGCACGGCATTTGAGAGATAAGCCTGATTGGGCGTTCCTCTCAACGGCTTTAGAATGGAATTTATGTCGGCGGTGCGCTTCATGCTTTCTTGGTGGACTTCTTACGACTGGCGGCTTTCTTGGGCGTGGCATCGGCGGTAGCCGAGGGGGCAGTCGGTATGTAGTGGTCGTAACGCTCCCAGTTGGAGTGCAGCTTCTTGTCGAGCGAGATTATTTCCTTTAGGAATGGGTATCGCTCGGAGTCGGGGCAAGTGACGTTCTCCAACGAAAGCGATCTGAGCTTCAAGTGAAGTTCGCGCATCCGTTGGAGCAGAGAAAGGTTCTCGACATAGAGAGCCTTGATTTCGTCGGGGAGCAGGTCGTGGTCGTCGCGCTTGCCGCGATGCTGCTTGGGGTCGTCGGCGGTAGCCGCGAGAGGTATTTGTGCCTCCACAATGGCATCGACCTGCTTCTGCATTGCCTCGACTTCATCGTGGGTCAACTCCTTAACCCGGAAGTTGTAATACTTTTGAAGCTGGTACTCTATGACATCGTGGCGACGGTCAATGTTGGCAACGATATTCGTGTAGAGAATTTTGTTGCCCGACAGTTTCAAAAGGTATAGGGCGCCGACGGTATAGTCGCGCTCACTTTCGGGCTTGTTGAGCCATTCGCCGATTTGCTTTGTAAAATTGTGGTCCATAAGGGGGGCAATCTTATTTTGGAAAGAGGGGTCAAATTTTATTGTTGATACCTGCGAAAAACACACAATTCTTGTGGTGCTTGAGCAGTATATTTTGCATACTGACGAGCGTCTGCCCGGTCGTTACGAAATCATCGAAAACAATAATGTTCCGCTGTGGCGGGATATTGTTTGCGGTGAAAACGGTGCCGACGCGATGTTTTGAGGGTGCAAATGCGCAATCGTCGTAGAAAGGCAAGCCAAGATGTTTGCCGATTTTTTCGGCGATCATCGTGGCGAAGTTGCGCTCCTTGTGGCGACGCTTGGGCGTGGTGACTATCGCGTAGTCCTCGGGCGAGAGGAAGGAGCCGATGACCGACTTGATGAGCGGTGCGATGTTGTCGGCGAAGTAGCCCACCATAGCATCGTCGCCCTTGATGTCGGTTAAGGTTCTGCCGTAAACCGACTTCTTCCACAAAGTGATAAAGAAAACGCCGCCTCGGTTTGTGATGCGCATTCGGTTCGGCGAGAAGTCGCAACGCGCCTCGTCGACCTGCACTCCTTTCCAAGCGGCTCGCTTCTTCTCAGCGAATAAGTCCTTATCGCTGCGGGTAGGAGTATCAAAGTGAAGGTCGGGCACCTCCAAGACAGGCACATCTATTTCATTGATGTACTCGTCAAGATTGAGTGCGCCCGACCTTTCCATGACAGGGATAGGGATTATGCAGATGCGGATGAGCCTGAGCAGTCGATGTCGCCGTCCTCGGTTTCGATAGTGCCGCGATAGAAGGGAGCGGGCACTTCGTCGGTGGCTTCGACGCTGATTGTGGTGGAGGTTGTGCCCGTGGGGCCTTGACCGAGGTCTTGCGCCACGGTGGCCTTGGTTTGCCACTTGTCGCAACCGACAACACGCCAGTTGCCTTTCATATCCTCGACGAGGAACACCGAGTCGGTGTTGTTGATGTAGGCCGAAGCAGCGGAAGCGTCGGCGCCTACGCCGGGGTGAACGGCAGTGAGCTTGTTGAGCTGGGTCTGGCTTGGGAGTTCGCCCTGAGCTTCCGATGTGAGCTGCGACTTGTCGGGCAGGATGTCAATGTACTTCCACTTGGCATCTGCTTTGAGGGCAAACGAGCCTGTGAGGATTGCTGACGTGGGGCGACCCTGAGCATCACGCGGCAGCGTGGGCCAGGTCACAATCTCGCTCTTGGCGAGATAGTAGATGCGGCGTTTTACGCCGGGCAGCTCCGGCGTTCCCTGACACCATGCCAGGGAGCGTTGGAGTGCGGAACAAGTATTTGCTGGAGGATTGGCCATAGCGGTTTACTGGTTGAGTTTAACGACGTTGAAGAAACGCTTGTCGATTGTGTAGAACTGACAGCCGAAGAACATGGCTGCGGCGATGGTCAGTACCCACGGCTCGTAACGCTTGACTTCGAGCGTTTCGATGTCCGACATATTGTCGTAGCCGTAGAGGATGTTCGACTTGGGAGTGACGATGTACTTGTCGGTACCGGCAAGGCAGTCGAGCGGAACGATTGTGGTCTTCTTGGACGAGCCTTCGACGAAGGGCTGCTCATACTGCTTGTTGTAGGAAACAGCGGGGTGAGTGAGCAGGTATGCGTCGTTGTACTTGTCGGCGAAGTCGGGGTCGCAGAACAGGAACTTTTCGATGCCGCGCAGGTGGGAGTCGCAGCTGCGCTCGATTTCCTTGGCAATGTCAACGGCATTTGCCGAAGTGATGTCCTCGGTGAGCGTGAGCAGGTTGCCCTTTGAAGCGGCGATGTTCCCGGCAGTAATCTCGTTGTCGATGATAGTGCCCCAGCCGTTGAAAAGGTCGGCGGTGGTATCACCGTTGGGATTGCGAACTGCGGTGAACAGAGCGTCGTTGAGGTGGGCGCCGAGCGACTTCATCACCGACGCGATGACGGTCTTGGCTGAGGGAGCCTGAGCCTGGCCGTCGCCGAGGAAAGCAGCGGACTGACCTATGAGCATCTGTATCTGCTTGTTGGGCTCGAAGTCGATGCGCACGTTGCCGAAGAAGGTTTCGATTTCGCGGAAATCAACCTTGGTCTGGTCGTTGCTGCGGCGGTCGGAGCGATAAGGTGCGAACTGAGCGTTGCCTTCCACGGTGGGAAGTGCAACCTTGTAGCGAGTGCCGGGCATACCGGTCATGTATTTCAGTGTTTCCATGCAGGAGTAAAGCGGCATGAGCAGGAACTCTTTGCCCCACTGTTTGGCGGCTTTCTCGTAATCGGCATCGGAAAACACAAGCTGATGGTTGTTATCTGCCATGGGAGAGAGATTTTTTTGGAGAGTTAGGAGAATGAGTAATGATTAGTTGGGAGGTTCAAGGCAGGGCGTTGAACATCTCCTTGGCGGCATTTACCCTGCGGTAGTATGCGTCGAGGGGCGTTTCGTCCTGCTTGTTGTGGTTTGTGTCGACTACATTTGTGGTGGAGTCGGCAGGGGCTTGTTTCAGAGTGGCGACCTGTGCTTGCAGGTCGGCAATCTGTCGGTCACGTTCCGCGAGGGCGGCCTCTATCGTAGTGAGGTCGTCAAGGCTGACCGAGGGCACGTTGTCGGTGACGGCGATGCCCTCGGCGCCCAGGGCGGCAGAGAGGAGAGGGAAATCTTTTGACATGATGGTTATTTGAGCGTTTGATACAATTTCGGGCTGGTGGGCGGGCTTAGCCGAAAAGAGCGATGCGATTGCGGCGAGGAAACGTGCAAACGCTCCCTCCTTGTCCTTGTCGGCAATGGGTATGTTGGGTATAGGCATACCTGCTGCCGCCATTTCCGAGGCGACGGCATCGGTAAGTTTAGGGGCTGCTTCCTCGGGCAGGTCGGTGATTTCGTCAACGAAGCCCCAGTCGAGGGCTTCCTGCGAGGTAAGCCAGCCGCCGCGAGCCATAAGGTCAAGAAGATCCTGCGGGTTCTTCTTGCACTTGGCCGAGTACATTTGGGCGATGTTGAGGTCGAGCTTGTCGAGGTCGGCCTTGATTTTCTCGATGTCGGCAATGAGCGTGGCGAATTGGTCGGCGTTGAGCGAGCCCCACTCGAAGAAAGCCGAGCTGCATTTATGCACGAGGTACATGGCGTTCGCGTCGATGCTGATGTGCTTGGCACCGAGCGATGCGATGGTTGCCGCCGAAGCATTCATGCCGACAAAGTGTACTGACACGTCGGCGTGGTTGCGGAACGCCGAAGCGATGCTCAGGGCGGTAGCCACTGAGCCACCGAGCGAGTCTATAAGCACGTTGACGGGCTTGCCGACGTGCTGATTGAGCACATAGTCGACATAGTTGCGGTCGAAGTCGGCACCGCCGACGAAACCTTTGAGGTGGAGAGCGTATTGAGTGTTAGCCATTTGTGTGTCACATTGATTTTGTGACACAAAATTATATTGCTAACTTTGCACCTTAAAAGACAGTCGTATGGCGGATTTTAGTGCATATAAGTTCTATCGTGGCGAGGAAAGCAACCCTTTCCGCAGGGGTACACTGCGCCACGGAATTTGGGAATGGGAAAAGCGCTGCGAGGAAATCTTCACAAGAGAAGATGAGCCGAACGCCCCATATTGCCACGATGCAGTATATTCTTGGTGGCTTTATGCTAAAGACGAATTGAAAGATGAGGAATGGTACAACAAGAATATACTGCCAAATTTTGACGGTCGAAGCTGCTCTAATAAAAAAGCCATTGTAAAGGCATATATGGATATGGTTTTTCCCAAAAGCCATATTCCATATCTGAAACAGACTCGTCTTTACAAGGGCGAGCCGGAAGGCGTAAATCCCTATGAGCATACGCCTTTAGAGCAGTTGTTTTTCTATGAGGGATGCTGGGTGAAATTCCATTTCAACGATAACGGCGAATATATCAAGAGTTTAGAAAGAGAATATTTGCACGATGTCAATGCCGACTTTGAGGCAAATGACGGAGTGCCAATGTCATTTAAGGCATTGCTGTATAATAGGTATATGCACTGGTGCTGTGGTCCCGTCGAGTGCTTTAAGGATTGGTATGTGAATAGCATCTACCACCGACGGAACTATATCAAATGGAAAAAGGAGCAAAATCAAATTGGCGATTAACACGAAAAAGCCCCGGATTTCTCCGAGGCTTCTGTCAGTGATAACTGGCTGTTAGAAGTCGGGGCCGAAGTCCAGCGTAAGCTGTTGGCATATCGGAGCCACGGCTTTCTTGACTTCATCGACAGCCTTTGTGACGGGCACCTCGTTGACCGGCTCTGCCTTGGCAGGAGTGATAACTTCTGTCACTGCCGCAGTTGCTCGCATGTTCTTGGCCGAGCCAAGCGACTTCGTCGATGACTTTTGAATGAGCGGCGACTCTATCTGCTCGCAGATTGCGACGCGCTTTCCGGCGCGAACCAACTTAGGCAGGTAAGTGTCGAGAGCGTGGTGAGGGAAGCCAGCCAACTCAACGTAGTTGTTGGCGCCGTTTGCTCGGCGAGTGAGTGTGATGCCGAGTATATCGGAAGCGATGACGGCGTCCTCGCTGAAAGTTTCGTAGAAGTCGCCTACACGGAACAGCAGCACGGCATCGGGATGCTTGCGCTTCATTTCTTCATATTGTTTCATCAACGGAGTTTGAGTGATTTTAGCCATTTGTCTGAGATTTAGAAGATTGATGATTTAGTTTTTGTTTTAACCAAGAGCCACCCCGTAGGGCGACCCTTGGAGATAGGCTGTTCGGTTAGCGACGATAGAAAACGAAGCCGTCCTCGTATTCGTAGCCGTCCATGAAGATTTCGCGGGCTATGCCGCGCCAGTCGATGTTGTTGCGGATAAGGTCAGACATTCCGCGGAAGTCATCGCAGTAGCAGTCTTCGACGAGCTGCTGGGCGAAGTCTTCCTCCGAGTCCCATTCTCCCTGATAGGCTTCCTCGAAGCCGTCGAGGTCATCGCCGCAGGTGAGCGAGAGGTAAGCGTCGACCGCTTCCTGCTTGTGCTTCTCGCACATCTCGACGTAACGCTGGATTTTGTCGAACTCGTCCTCGCCCATGCACTCGTCGTAGTAGTCGCTGGGGAAGTTCTCGTAGTCCTGGAACATCAGTTCGGGGTCTGCCTCGTCGGTGTGGAGTGCGTAGCAGTAGTCACGGAACTCGTCGTAGTCGGAGAAGGTGGTCAGGTCAATCCACTGGCCCGAAAGATTGCCGTCGTTGTACTTGCCGTATGTTCCGCAGTAAACGGAGGGATTGCCGTCGCGATAGTCGGCTTCGTGAGACTCCTTTTCGGAGCTGAATGTTTCGATGTCGTAGCCAAGCTCTGCGAGGCGTGCGGCTACCTGTGCCTTGAAGGCGTTGTTTGAAGTTGTTGCTTCCAT